CTACGGCTACGGCGACGGCTACGGCAACGGCTACGGCAACGGCTACGGCACCGGCACCGGCGACGGCTACGGCTACGGCGACGGCGACGGCAACGGCAACGGCAACGGCAACGGCCTTCACATCTTTATCGGCCTCCTTCACTCCGGCGGCCTCGACGACATCCGCGAGTTCACGTCATTTCAACTGCTTCAACCACTCATCAACCGAGGACATGCCCATGCTCCACTCCAAAGCCATGCTGGCGAGCTGCAACATCAAGCGCTGGAACCCGCGCGTGCTCGACCGCAAGGTCAGCAAGGAAGTCCAGAAGCAGCACAACGCCGCGGCTGACGCCGGCGACTTCCGCAAGCAGCTCGTCGACAAAGACATGCTCGCGGCCCTGACCACCAGCGCCAGCACGATCCGCGAGCTGCACTACAAGCTCACGCTGCCGTGGGACGACGACGGCGCGCGCATCCTGCCCGCTGCGTCGTTCCAGAAGTACACCGACCAGATGCGCGCGCTGAAGGCCAAGGACGAGCAGTTGCGCTACGACTTCTTCCAGGTCTACCCGCAACTCGTGGCCAACGCTCCGCGGCGCCTGGGCTCGATGTACAACCCGGCCGACTTTCCTGCGCCGCATGATCTTCCGTCTAAGTTCGACGTGAAGCTGACGTTCAAGCCGGTGCCCAAGGAAGAAGACTTCCGCCTGGACGTCGGCGACGAAGCCGCGTCGATCCTGCGCGAACAGCTCAAGGCCGAGAACGACGAACGCTTCCAGGCGGCCATGAAGTCGTGCTACGCACGTCTGCACGATGTCGTGGCACACCTCAGCACGACGTTGCACAAGGAAGAACCGCGCATCTTCGAGACCCTGGTGACCAACGCCACGGACCTCATCGACTGCCTGCCGGACCTGAACCTCGCCGGTGACCAGAACCTCGAACAACTCCGCCAGGAACTGCGCGCGCTGCTGCCAGCCCACGCCAACGCCTTCAAGAACAACCCCGTGCTGCGCAAGAAGGTCGCAGACGAGGCCGACACCATCCTCGCCCGGGTCAAGGAGTACATGTGATGAAGCGAATCTACGTGCTGAAAGAACGCTGGGTGCTGATCGGCACCGAACTCGGCAAGACCACCCAGAACACGGTCTACCTGACCGACGCTGCGGTGATCCGCGTCTGGGGCACCACCGCCGGCCTGGGCCAGATCGCGCTCGACGGTCCGACGTCCGAGACCAAGCTCGACAAGTGCGGCGACACGTCGTTCCCTCGCGAGTCGCTGCTGTTCAGCATTGACTGTCGTGCGTAACCAATTACTTGTCGGCGACGGCACCGGTACCGGCAACGGCGACGGCGACGGCTACGGCGACGGCGACGGCTTCGGCGACGGCGACGGCAACGGCTACGGCTACGGCACCGGCGACGGCTACGGCTACGGCACCGGCACCGGCGACGGCTACGGCTACGGCGACGGCGACGGCGACGGCAACGGCAACGACAACGACACCCAGATGGGTCTTCTCCACTCTGGCGGTCTCAACGACATCCGCGAGTTCACCTCCTTTCAACTTCTCAAGGCACTCATTCATGTCTGAAGCAGTCCGCAAGCAGATGGTGCGCGCCCGCACGGCGCTCTACATCGAAGACCCGTTCTACGGCGTGCTCGCCCTGCGCTTGCGCATGGTCGAGGACACCTCGATTCCGACGGCGTGCATCTCACACACCACGCTGTACTACAACCCGCGCTTCATCGAGACCCTCGACCAGATCGAGACCAAGACGCTCGTCGCCCACGAACTGCTGCACATCCTGCACGACCACATCAACCGACGCAGCGGCCGGCACCCAGGCAGGTGGAACGCTGCTGCGGACTACGTGGTCAACGATGTGCTCGTCAACACCGAGACGCCTGACGCCAACGGCCGTATGGGCAAGAGCTTCAAGCTGCCCAAGGGCGGGCTCTACAACCCGATGTTCACCGGCATGACTGCCGACCACATCTACACGCTGATCCCTGACAGCGATGGCGATCCATCGAGCAATGCCTCCGACAGCTTCGGTGCCATGGACAGCATGAAGGAAGGCGAAGGCACGGCCGAAGAACGCGAGACCGCAGACCTCGACTGGAAGGTCGCGGCCACCCAGGCAGCGCACATCGCCAAGAAGCAAGGCAAGCTGCCAGCAGGGCTCGAGCGATTCATCGACGACCTCGTGAACAACAAGGTCGACTGGCGCGAAAAGCTGCGTCGGTTCGCCACCGAGATCAGCAAGAACGACACGTCCTGGATGCGGCCGCAGCGGCGCATGCTGCCATTCGGCTACTACCTGCCCAGCCTCCACAGCGAGAGCATGGGCACATTCGTCTCCGGCATCGACACCAGCGGCTCGATCGACGACTACACCCTGGCCCTGTTCGGCGCCGAGATCAGCGCCGTGCGGCTGGCCACCACGCCGCTGAAGATGGTCAACATCTACTGCGACGCCGAAGTGGCGCACGTCGATGAGTTCGACCAGACCGAAGAGCTGTACTTCGAGGGCCACGGTGGCGGTGGCACGGACTTCCGCCCGGTGTTCGACTACGTCGAGGAAGAAGACCTCCGCCCGGCCTGCCTGATCTACCTGACCGACGGCTACGGCTCGTTCCCCGACAACCCGCCACCCTACCCCGTGCTGTGGGTCATGACGACCGACGTGCAGCCGCCGTGGGGCGACTACGTGAGGATCGAAGCATGAAGTGGACGAAGACACACTTCGCGGAAATCCGCGACTACTTGACACGCGACTCGGAATTCAAAAGGTACTACATGCGTGCCCGCGGCGGCTCGTACGGCTATCGCCGCGCGCATATCGGCGACTACCTGAGCCCTTGGCGGGGTGCAGGCAGACGTCGCAACATGCCCGCCGGCCTTCCGCCATTCGCTACCAACAACGACGTTGAAGACCGCGATCAGCTCCGCCGATTCTTCGACGCCTATTGGTGCTTCCCTCAAGAGGAAGTCAACAAGTACGACCACATCCCTGACTGGGATGACGTCGAGACTGTGGCCGACGTGAAGAACGCCATGATCGACACCATCCTCGACGAGATCTCCAAGCCCACCCCCCTGAAGTTCAACATCACCCCGAAAGCCCCGACCATGACCAACGCCATCAAGATCACCACCAAGACCCTCGTCAACGGCCAGGACGTCACCGACTTCACCGACTCGCAGATCTTCGACCTGATCGCGCAGCAGGAGAAGGCCATCGAGAAGCTCCGCGAGATCAAGGCCCAGCCGAAGAAGCTCGTCAAGGAGCTGACCGAGCGTCAGGCCGGCATCGACGCGCTGGTCACGTACCTCGACAGCCGGGAGTGACCGTGAAGGTCAAGACCAGCGACCTGACTGGCGCTGCGCTCGACTGGGCGGTGGCGAAGTGCGAAGGAGTCGACTACGTTGCGGCGCCCGGAGTGAACGGCATCGGGCAAGAGTTTGAAGCGACGTGGTACTCCACCGACTGGGCACAAGGCGGCCCGATCATCGACGCGCACCCGCTGATGCAGTTCTGGCCGTGGGGCGGCACCCCCGGCGATGAAATGCAGTGCGCGGCGATGCCCACGTCTGTTGCCGGCGGCGTTCGCCTGAAGACCTACTTCGGGAAGACCAAGCTCATCGCCGCCATGCGCTGCCGCGTCGCGTCGAAGCTGGGCGACGAGGTCGATGTGCCGGATGAGTTGATGACATGAACATCAACAACTCGAAAGACTGGACCACTGACCCGCAGTTCTGCCCTTACTGCGGCGGCACAGCCATCGTCTTTACCAACACTTGGCGCGCCGCATCGGAAGAACCGCATGACTGCGGCAATACAGCCGAGCTGGACGAGTATCAGTGCCAAGGCATGTGCGAGGGCCGATCGTTCTGGGGCTGACATGACCACCATGACCACCTTCAAGTTCGCCGACCTGGACGAGGAGACCAAGGCCAAGGCGCGCGACAAAGCCCGATACTGGAACGTCGAACACGACTGGTGGGACTACACCTACGAGGACGTCATTGAGTGTGGGAAGCTGCTGGGCATCGAGATCGAGAGCAGAAACCTCTCGTTCTCGGGGTTCAGTCAACAGGGCGACGGCGCCTCGTTTACTGGTCGCTATTCCTCGATCCCCGACGTCGTCAAGAACATCACCGAACACGCTCCACAAGACGAGACTCTCCACGCCATCGCCCGTGAGCTGACCGCCTTCCAAGTGACGATGCGGCTGCACACCGGCGACGAGATGTCGGCAAACATCAAGCGCAGCGGTAGGGGGTGTCATTCAATGACGATGTACGTCGATGAAACGTATGGGGTTTTCGGAGTCGGTGTCGGATCAGACCACACGCAAGAACGGATCGACGTGCTGCTCGACCTCATGCGCCGCTTCGCCGACTGGATCTTCAGGCGCCTGCGCGACGAGTACGAGTACCTGACCTCCGACGAGTGCATCGACGAAGCCCTGGCTGACCACGAGTTTGATGAAGACGGGTCAATGATCTAAGATCGTTCTTCGATCTCACAACCCAAGGCGATGACATGAAGACCACGAACAAGACTCCGCCCGCCACACCGATCCGCCCCCAGATCATGAGCTGGAGCCACAGCTCCCTCGGCAACTTCGAGAAGTGCAAACAGCTCGCCAAGTTCAAGCAGATCGACCGCATCCCCGAGCCCGAGCGCCCGCTGCCCGAAGGCAAAACCGAGCACGCCAACGACCGCGGCTCGCGCATCCACGATCACGCCGAACTCTTCGTCAAGGGTGAGCACGACAAGCAGATCCCGGAGATGCGCAAGTTCGCAGTCGAGTTCGACCACTTGCGTCACCTCTACAGCAAGGGTCTCGTCTCGCTCGAAGGTGAGTGGGGTGTGGACAAGAACTGGGAGCCGACGGATTGGAAGACGGCGTGGCACCGCAGCAAGGTTGACGCCCTGGTCCGGCCCAACAAGTACGAGGCCATCGTCATCGACTACAAGTCGGGCAAGCGCTTCGGCAACGAGGTCAAGCACGCAGAGCAGACCCAGCTCTACGCACTCAACGCTGTGCTGCGCTACCCCGAGATCGAGACCGTGACCACGGAGCTGTGGTATCTCGATGTCGACGAGCTGACCAGCGCGACCTACAACCGCGAGCGCATCCTGCGCTTCAAGGCCGGCTTCAACTCGCGCGGCGTGCGCATGACCAGCGCCACCGAGTTCCCGCCCAACCCCAACCTCTACACGTGCCAGTGGTGCCCGTACGGCCCCTGGAACGGCGGCCCCTGCACCGCGGGAGTCAAGCGTGGATACAACGCCTAAGCCCAGGATGGCGGCCGTCGGCGACGACTTGGTCGCCGTCCACCTCCCGCCCGACGACCCCGCCTGGGTCAAGTACGCCGGCGGCAAGGCCCGAATCCTCCTATCAATCAATCGGTACTCGTGGACCAACGCCGACAAGTTCTGGCTCTCACACAACGCACCCGAAGGCATGACCGACGAAATCGCCATCTGCGAACACTTCGAGCGTCAGCTCGTCGCGCTCGAAGTCACCGAAAGGATTACCGCGTGAGCCTCGAAAACATCGGGCCTCGTCTCGCTCGCGTCGAGAGTGAGTGGGAGACGAACGGCTGGCTGAAGAATCAGAACGACGTCGAGTGGCTGTATGGGACAGCGAACAAAGTCCGCTACCTGTGGACCATCCCCGAACTGATCGAAATGCTCAAGCAACGCATCGCTCACGAAGTCACCGAAAGGATCTCCCAATGAACAAGTTCAACCCACCCTCCGTGCTGCCCCTGCTGCTCGGCACCAAGATCGTCCCACCCACGCCCGTGCCGGTCACCACCATCGAGCTGAAGCCTCACCTCTTCCTCGACAAGCTCACTGGCCGCATGGCCTACCTGCCGCCGGAGCCGACCACGCCCGAGAAGGCGGAGAAGCCCAAGCTGGCGACCACGCCCGAGAAGGCTGAGAAGCCCAAGCTGGCAACATCGCCGGCCGAAGAAGCTGTATGGCACCACGAAAACCCGCCCGAATGCGGCTGGTACATCGCCACCCGCGACTTGAAGCGTCCGACCGATCGTGCACGGTACTGGAGTGGCGTGTGGTCGCGCTATGTCGGGATCGCCACGCTGCTGAAAGATCCCGAACAGCGCAGCATGATCCCCAAAGAAGCTGACGACAACGACTATGAGTTCGTGTGGCTGCGCAAAGTGGAGTTCCCCGCATGACCATCAAGCCCTTCGCCCACCAGCTCGTCAGCCTCAAGCACGCCAACAAGACCCCGGTCGTGCTCGACGCCAGCGACGCTGGTACTGGCAAGACCTACGTGACCATCATGGCATTCGCCAAGCGCCGCGCTCGCGGCGGTGGCTGCATGCTCGTGATGGGTCCGCGCTCCACCCTGCGCAGCGTGTGGCTGGCCGACTTCCGCAAGTTCGCCCCGCACCTCAAGGTCGTCGTGGCCGACGCCGCCAACCGCGACGAAGCGTTCAAAGCCGACGCCGACGTGTACGTCACCAACCACAACGCGAGCAAGTGGCTGGCCAAGCAGAAGAAAGCCTTCTTCGCCAAGTTCAGCGAAGTGGCGATGGACGAGTCGACGGCGTACAAGCACTACACCAGCGACCGCAGCAAGGCGATGCTGAAGATCATCAAGCACTTCAAGTACCGCCGCGCGATGACCGCCACGCCGAACACCAACACGGTGGTCGACATCTTCCACCAAGCTCTGCTGCTCGACGACGGCCGACGCCTGGGCAAGCTGTACTTCCCGTTCCGCCAGCAAGTCGCCACGCCCGTGCAGTCCACACGCAAGGACGGCACTGCCATCGCCAACGCGATCAAGTGGGTCGACAAGGAAGGCGCCGAAGAGGCCGTCTTCAACCTGCTGGCCGACATCGTCATCCGTCACCGCCTGGACGACTGCGCCGACATCCCCGAGAACCACCAGTACCCGCTGATGTACTCGATGTCGAAGGTCCAAGAAAGAGCGTACCAAGAACTGAAAGAGACGCAGCTCCTGAAGTTCGCCAAGACCGGCATCACGGCGTTCAACGCCTCGGCGGTCGCCACCAAGCTGATGCAGGTTGCTTCCGGCGCCGTCTACACCGCGCCGAACGACTACCAAGTCATCGACATCGGCCGCTACGAACTCGTGCTCGATCTCGTCCAGCAGCGCAAGCACCCGCTCGTGCTGTTCCAGTGGCTGCACCAACGCGACCTCCTGGTCGCCGAAGCCGAGAAGCGCGGTCTCACCTTTTCGGTCTTCGACGGCGACACGTCAGACGCCGACCGCGCCCGCATCGTGGTCGAGTACCAGCGCGGCGAAATGGACGTGCTCTTCGCTCATCCCAAGACCGTCGGCCATGGGCAGACCCTGACTCGTGGCACGTCAACGATCTGGGCATCACCCACGCACGACCTTGAACTCTTCATTCAGGCGTCGTCACGTCAACGACGCCTCGGGCAAACCGAGAAGACCGAGACCGTGGTCATCCTGGCCGAGGGGACCGTCGACGAGTGGGCCTACGAGAACGTCATGAACAAGCACGGCAAGCTCACCACGCTGCTGGAGATGTTCGACACCCTGGCGGCCGAGGTCGCCAAGCCAGCACGCAAGACCCGGGCTCGAGTCGCGGCATGAGGAAAGTTCCTGCCTGGAACGGGTGGCGCAACACCCGGATGAAGTGCCTGTGCGGCGGCTACTGGTTCCCCCACCGCAAGGGCGGCGGGGCCTGTGACCACAGCCCGCGAGCTTCGTACTACATCGCGCTGCGCAGCGGGGCCACGCTCTCTGAAGCCATGGCCACGCTGTCGGCTGAACAACTGGAGCGGATGTTTCCGCTGGCCGCATGAACCCGAGAGAAGACCGATGAGCTGGGCCTCAGCAATCAAGAAGACCCCGGCACTCGACGCCTTGCGCGCCGATGCCCAGCGCGCTGTCCTGGCGCGCCTCAACCCCGGCCAGATCCGCCCGACTTTCTTGCGCAAAGACGTCGACTGGGATCGCCTCGTGAGCATCGACTTCGAGACGTACTACGACGACGACTACACGCTGAAGAAGCTCAGCACCAGCGAGTACGTGCGCGACCCGCGGTTCAAGGCCCAGATGATGTACCTGAAGGTCGGGCGCAAGCCCGCCAAGATCATCCCTCCCAAGAAGATCAAGGCCGAGCTGGCGAAGATCAACTGGAGCACGCATGCCTTGCTATGCCACCACACCCAGTTCGACGGACTCATTCTTAGCCACCATTTCGGAGTGGTGCCGAGCTACTACTTTGACACCTTGTCCATGGCTCGTGGACTACATTCAAACGAGATCGGCGCCGGCCTGGACGAGGTCTCGATGTTCTACGGCGGCGCGGGCAAGATTCACGACGTACTCGAAACGACGAAGGGCGTGCTCGATTGGTCGCCCGCGCTGTTCGCCAAGGTCACCCCGTACTGCACGAACGACGGCGAAGAAATGCTCCGTGTCTTCACGGAGATGTGGCCGTCGATGCCCGCCGCGGAGATGGACCTGATCGACGTGATCGTGCGCATGTTCTGCGTGCCCGTCCTGAAGGTGAACCTGCCCGCCGTCGAAGCCGAGCTGGCTCGTGAGCTGGCCGCGCGCAAGGTGCTGCTGACCACGATCATCGACCTCGCACCATACAAGGCCGACCCCGTGGCCTACAAGAAGATCCTGCCCAAGACCGCCGAGCGCGCGCTGCCGCCCGAAGAGCACGACATGCTGATGACCAAGCGCATCATCGGCAGCAACGAGCGCTTCGCTGCGCTGCTCGAAGCCGAAGGCATCGACCCGCCGATCAAGCTCAGTCCGGCCTGGATGAAGCGCACCCGCGAAGAACGCGAGGCCACCAAGGACGAGCAGTGGACCTACGCCTTCGCCAAGGACGACGTCGAGTTCGTCAACCTGCCTGACGACACGAAGAACTGGAAGATCGGGTACGACCTGGACACCAAGGACGGCATAAAGCAAATGGCCGCCAAGTCCGAACGCCTGCGCAGCCTCATCGAGCTGCGCATCTCGGTCAAGTCCACCACCAACGTGACCCGCGCCGAGCGCTTCCTGGTCTCGGGCGCCAACGGCATGCGTCTGCCCGCCTACTACGCCTACAGCCGCGCGCACACGCACCGGCTGGGCGGCGGCGACAAGCGCAACTTGCAGAACCTCAAGCGCGGCGGCGCGCTGCGTGAGTCGATCGAAGCTCCTGACGCCAACCACGCGCTGGCGGTCATCGACTCAGGCCAGATCGAAGCTCGCACGAACGCATGGCTGTGGAAGCAGAACGACGTGCTCGATGCCTTCCGTGCATCCGACGCCGGCACTGGCCTGGACCCGTATTGCATCATGGCCACGCGCATCTACGGCCGGCCGATCACCAAGGCCGACAAGAACGAGCGCTTCGTCGGCAAGGTGCTGACCCTCGGCCTGGGCTTCCAGATGGGTGCTGCCAAGCTCCAGGTCACGCTGGCCAAGGGCGCGCTCGGCGGCCCGCCGGTGTTCATCACGCTGGAAGAGGCCAAGCGCTGGGTCAAGATCTACCGCGAAGCCAATCGCAAGATCGAGGCGGGCTGGGCGATCTGCAACAAGATCATCGAGGACATGTACGCCGGCCGCCCTGGTCAGCACGGTCCGATCACCTGGGAGAAGGACTGCGTCTGGTTGCCCAATGGCCTGCGCCTGCACTACCCCGACCTCAAGAAGACGGTCGATGACAACGGCTGGGACCAGTGGACCTACGCCTCGACGCTCAAGGGCAAGCCGATCCGCAAGAAGATCTACGGCGGCTTGCTGTGCGAGAACATCGTGCAGGCCCTGGCTCGCATCATCGTGATGTACCAGTTGCTCGACCTCAGCCGCACGTACCGCATGGTGCTGACCACGCACGACGAAGGTGTGTTCTGCGTGAAGAAGCGCGAGGCCGACGTCGCATTTCAACGAATGATGAAGCGCATGACAACGCCCCTCGACTGGTGTCACGACATGCCGCTGTCTGCGGAGGGCGGACATGCCCACAACTACAGCAAGTGAGAAGGAACGCATCAGCACTCGGCAGTACGTACAGAACCACAGGTACTTCTACAAGAAGGAACGCGAAGCGGTCAGCAAACTGTACCGAATCATGCTGACCTGGAAGCACCCAGTTGGCCCCGGCAACATCGCCGTTAGCTGCTGGGGACATACCTGGACCGAGGCTTTCAAGAAAGCCAAGAAGACGATCGACGAACAAGTCGTCGTTGAGATCACGCGAAGGATCTCCCAATGAAGCACACCTTCGTCCCCCTCGACGTTCCGAGTGACGCAGACGAGATCGTGAAGCGGCACAAGTGGCACTCGGCCACAAAGGGGGGTCCGAGCCCAGCCGTCATGCTCAGCTTCGGTGGCGGCCACTCAGCGCGACACCCCGGCACCACACTAGCCGAAGCCTACAGAAGCGCCTACGTCGACATCGCACTCGGTGAGTTCCTCGATCGCAAGAGCGACCCGCGACTCACCGTCGTCCAGCGTGGCTTCGGTACGGAGATGCGTGTCGAGCTTCAGCTCCCACACGAATTCTTCTTCACTGCTTGGCACGATTCAGCGCCCCCATCACGGCACTCCCACGAGCGACTCGCGGTTGCTGTCGCCAATCTCTACGCCGCCATAGACCGCCAGCAACGCATCGTCGACGCGGTCACCAAACGCATCTCACAGAAGTAGGAGTTCCGCATGATCGAGTTCAAAGACCCTGAGCACTTCCTCAACGTGCTGAAGTTCGCCGCGGCCAACAACTGCGCCGCCAAGCTCGCCGACAAGCTGGAGTACCTTGCGCAGTACGGCAACGGCGACAACCGCTGCGACATCGGCAGGGACTACGCCGCGCACAGCTTCAGCTTCGCCATGTACCAACCCGACGGCCGCTTCTGGTTCAACGGCGGCCTGATCTACAGCGGCCCCGGTCAGCCCCTCGACGGGTCTGCGCCGGCCTTCACCGTGAGCCTGGAGCGCACGGGTCACGAACACAACTGGAGCATCCACACCTAGAAACCTCTTCACAACCTGTCATCTATCGTCTAAGATAGATTGACGATTCGTACAGGAATCCCGAATGAGCATTGCGACTCCCACCAAGACGAAGACTCCGGCCAAGACCGCCGCTCCGCCGACCCTCGGCGAGCTGATCGACAGCATGTGGGCACTGCGCGAGAAGCGCACCGCCGCCGAAGCCGTCGTCGACACCATCAAGGCCGAGATCTCCGTGATCGAGGCCCAGGTCGACGAGCGCATGGAAGCCGAGGGCATGACCAAGGCCACCGGCACCAAGGCCACGGTCAGCTTCAGCTACACCACCATCGCCGACGTGCAAGGCGACGAGGGCTGGACCAAGCTCTACGCCTACATCGCCAAGAACAAGTACTGGCACCTGCTCCATCGGCGCGTCACCGACGCCGCCTACAAGGAGCTGCTGGAAACTGGCAAGAAAGTGCCCGGCGTCGAGCCGTTCACCAAGAAGCGCATCAACCTGCGCACCATCCCGGGCTGAAGTCTTAGCTCGAATTTCGACTCAACAGGACCAACGACCACATGGCCACCAAAGCCCTCAAGAAGGACCCTCCCGCGTCCACCTCCGTCGCTGTGCGCAAGCCCAGCTCGACGTCCGTCGTCTCCATCCAGGAGGCCCTGAAAGCGCAGGCGGCCAGCATGGTGAACCGCATCGCGCCGCCGTCGGGCAACAAGATCAAGTTGAAGCCCGGCGAGATGACGCTGCCGGACGGCACCAAGACCACGGACCCGATCAACAGCGTCGTCGTCGACTTCGTGTCGGTGAACAAGTACTACGGCCGCCCGTTCGACCGCGACAACCCCCTGCCGCCGGTCTGCTTCGCCATCGGTGAAGACCCGAAGACGCTGGTGCCGAGCCCGAACAGCCCCGAGCCCCAGGCCAAGGCTTGCAAGGACTGCGAGTGGAACAAGTTCAAGTCGGCCGACAACGGCAAGGGCAAGGCTTGCCGCAACGAGCGCAAGCTCGCGCTGCTGCCGCCCGACGCCGATGAAGAGACGCCGATCTGGCTGCTCGAAGTCGGCCCCACGTCGATCCAGAACTTCGACGGCTACGTGCAGAACGTCGTCCGTACCTTCGGCGCCGGCCCCACCGCGGTCGTCACCGAGATCGGCATGAACACGACGGTCGACTGGGCCGCCACGGTGTTCGGCAACCCGACGCCGAACGAGAACCCCGGCGTGGCCGTCGGCCGTCAGGCCGAAGCCCGCGACCTGCTGATGGTCGAGCCGGACGTGTCGAATCACGTGCCGTTGTCGGCCAAGAAAGCCCCTGGCGGCCGTCCGGCTGCTCGTCGGTAGTCGACGATCCACCCGCTTCGAGGGGTTACAGATCGAAGTTCGATGAACTACGGTCCACCCTTCGGAGCGGAATCAAGGAAGACATGACCCCCGTTCGCAAGTTCTACATCTCCAAAGCCCTGTCGTCCTACGCGGGGTTGAAGGCGACCCTGGACGAGCTGACGGAGGAAGAAGTTCTGGCGTGCCTCGAAGCCGAGGCCGCCAGTCAACGCAGGCGCTCCGTCCTGGATCGTCTGATCTCACGGGCCACTCGTCTCAACGAGCTGGCCTACAACACTCGCCTCAAGGACAAATTCCATGGCACGCGCTCCCAGCAAGATCCTCTCCCTGGCCGAGAAGAAGGCCGCCGAAACCGGCCTGAAGACCGCCCTCAAGTCCAACCTCGCCTCCGTCAAGGCGAGCGAGGCCGTCGTCGCTGACGCCAACAAGGCGCTGGCCGCGGCGAAGAAGCAGGCCGACGCGCTGGCGGCCACCGCCAGCAAGGCCCTGGCGAAGGCGCAGAAGGACGGCGCCAAGCTGATCGCCGACGCCCAGAAGGCCGTCGACGCTGCGGTGAAGAAGCACACCAAGGTGCACGACGCCGCTGCCAAGGGCAAGGACAAGCTGGAGTCCCAGCTCACCGCTCTGGCCGCTGCGCCGGTGGCCAAGAAGACCGCGGCCCCCGCCGCCGTCACGGCCTAACCAGCCGACTTTGCTCGCGCCTCCGGGCGCGAGCGTTCATCCTTCAAGTAGCAGTGGAATGACGATGACGATGAAGCATGTGATGGTCGACTTGGAAACCCTGGGGACTGCGGCAGATTCCGTGATCCTTTCGATCGGCGCCGTGCGCTTTGACCTCGACTCGGATGAGATCGACGACGCCGGCTTCTATGCCAGTGTGTCCATCGACTCGAATCTCGAGTTCAAGCGCCGCGTCCAGGAAGACACCCTGATCTGGTGGATGAAGCAGACCGACGCCGCCCAAGCTGTCTTCCACGAACCCAAGCAATCGCTGCCCAGCGCTCTGGTCGAGTTCTCGGACTGGGTGCATGACGGCGACTCGTTCATGTGGTCCAACGGCGCCGACTTCGACAACGCGATGCTCGCCCACGCCTACACCCAGCAGTCCATGGAACGCCCCTGGCTGTTCTGGAACAGCCGCTGCGTGCGGACCTACAAGGCCCTGCCCGGCGCCAAGGGCGTGACCGTGCCGCGCCTGGGTACGCACCACAACGCCCTCCACGACGCGATCTATCAGGCCCGGCTCGTCCAGGCCATCCAGAAGACGCTGAAGGGCAAGAAGGTGGCGGCATGAAGGGGCCGAACCCGAAGGACGCAGTCGGCCGCGCCAAGCTGCCACTGCACCTCTGGCCTCCATCCGCCACTGCGATGGGTTGCTTGGGGTTGCTCGAAGGCAACGAGAAGTACGGCCGAACCAACTGGCGCGCGACGCCGGTCCTGGCCTCGGTCTACCTCGCCGCGGCCAAGCGTCATCTCGACGACTGGCAAGAAGGCGCCGACAACGCCGCCGACTCGAACAACCCTCATCTCGGCAACGCCCTGGCTTGCATCGCGATCATCGTCGACGCTGCAACCCATGGCACCCTGATCGACGACCGGAACTTCCAACCGGGAAGCGGCGACGGCTACCAGCGTCTTGTCGCCACCCTGACTCCGCAAGTCGCAGCACTGCAAACGAAGTACAGCGCCGTCAGGCCGAAGCACTACGACCGTCGCGATCAGGCGAAGTCCCGTGGCAAAGCCTGAGAACTCCTGGCGCCTCGGGTGCTACAAGTACCTGCCGCCTTCGGTCTACCACGAGAAGATGCACAACCCCTACCGGGGCGGCACACCGGACGACTGGTTCAGTGGAAGTGCCCGTGATCTGTGGGCTGAAGTGAAGTTCGTCGTCGTGCCCAAGCGCGACTCCACGATGATCGTGCCGAACCTCAGCCCGCTCCAACTCGACTGGCTGACCAACCGTCGCGCCCAAGGGCGCAACTGCTGGGTGATCGTCGGCTGTAAGGAAGGTGGCGCTATCCTCCGCAATCCAAGCAACTGGGGAGGACTGACCACCGCCTACTTCCGCACCTTGCTGACCACACGCAAAGCTGTAGCACAACAAATCGAACTGTTCGTCAACACTCCATAACCCTGCCGCCGTCAGTCATCACGGCACCAAGGACATCATCATGCGCACCAACGAGTCCGGGCTCTTCCCCGCACTTGAAGCTGTGTTGAAGGCGTCGACAGAACCCTTCACTTGTCAAGAGCTGTACGACTTGCCCGAAATCCAAAAGCACGCCGCTTCCGTCAACCGTGTCTCCGACTACCTCGGCGGCCTCTGGCGCAAAGGGCTGGTCGTGCGGCTTCCGGCCCCCAAGTCCGACAACAGTCGTGCGCGGTGGATGTATCAGTGGAAGGGCTCACGAGGCCCGAAGCTGCGCGGTGGTTCGACCACCGTGCCTGAAGGCATCGAGTACACGCCCCGCATCCTGGCAGATCGCCCATCGGTGCTCATCACCGAGGAAGGCAGCACCATCACCCTGGAGCTGCCAAACCTCATCGTCGTCATCAAGACGAAACCGTAATTCAAGGGCTGCACCCGCAGCCCTTTTCGCAGGGCTGTGATCGCATGTCGAAGATAGAAGGCTGGTCGACTTCAGACGCTGCCGCGGCGCTCCAGCAAGGCTGGGTCCTGTGCGACGTCTACGACCTCACGAAGAAGGCCCTGAGTTTCAAGATCCTGCCGGCCAAGTTCAGTACCCCTCGTTCGAGCAGCGCCGGCGCCACCCAGTTCGTCATCACACGCGCCAGCCAGGGCGACGACTTGGCCCGACGCGCCATCGCCTACATCACCCAAGGAAAGAAATGAAGACTGTGAAACGCAGCGACCTCCAGACCTGGAAGATGGTCGCGGGCAACGAGGACGTCTACAACAAAGTCATCGACGGCAACGTCGTGAAGGAGTGGGCGGCCATCGGCTGGATCGACGTCGGCCCGCCCTCGGACGAAGACAAGGTCACCTTGCCGACGGTGGTGGAGGACTAGATGTGCACCCCGCTCGACATTGCCGCATTCGTTCTCGCGGCACTCGTTGTCATCGTGTTCGTCGTCGGCACCACCATCACGTTCTACAAGTTCTGGAGAAATGAATGACCCGTTCCTTCAAGCCCATGCTCGCCTCGCCGGCCGTCCTCGACGACCTGACGTTTCCCCGCTTCGGTAGCCCGAAGATCGACGGCATCCGCGCGAGCAACGTCGACGGCCGTCTCCTGAGCCGCACGCTCAAGGAGATCCCGAACCGCCACGTCTACAACATGTTCAACCAGAACAAGTTCAAGTGGCTGGACGGTGAGCTGATCGTCGGTAGCCCGACCAGCGAGACGTGCTACCGCGACACCGTCAGCGTCGTCATGTCCGACGACAAGCCGGCCCTCGACGTCGCGTGGTACGTGTTCGACTACTGGGCCGACCCGACGCTGCCCTACAGCGCCCGCCTGCACCTCCTGGCGGCCAAGGTCAAGGAGCTGAACCACCCGCACATCAAGATGCTGGCCCACGAGCCGCTGAACGACCGCGCGGCACTCGATGCCTACGAGGCCGAACAGGTTGAGCTGGGCTACGAGGGCGTGATGCTCAACGACCCGGGCGCCGCCTACAAGTTCGGCCGCGCCACGCCCAAGGGCGGCGAGCTGCTGAAGGTGAAGCGCTTCGTCGACAGTGAGGCCACGGTCATCGGCGTCGAGGAAGAGATGTTCAACGGCAACGAAGCGCAGACCAACGAGCTGGGGCGCACCAAGCGCAGCACGGCGAAGGCCGGTCTCGTCGGCAAGGGCACGATGGGTGCGCTGATCGTGCGCGACGTGAAGACTCGAATCGAGTTCAACATCGGCACCGGGTTCACCGCGGAAGACCGGAAGATCTGGTGGAACTGGTTCCAGACCCAAGATGAAGACACCGACCCGCCGGTCATCAAGTACAAGTCCTTCCCCATCGGTGTGAAGGACAAGCCGCGCCACCCGGTGTATCTGGGCCTGCGGCCGTCGGGAGCGTGACCGTGCGCTGGCTCCACTTCATCGAATTCAATGCGCCGATGTCCCCCCGGACTGGGCTGTTCGTCGCCCGAGACCGCGTCACCAACAAACTCGTGGCTCTGCATCTGGTGCTCGCATGCTGGCGATTGGTGGAGCGCTTGGCGGGACGCCGAGCAGGAGAAGTGGATCGATGCCTCCAATGGTTACAAGGTGGCCGGGCTCGTCACGCATTGGTGCGAGCCCTGCGGGCCTGGGGCTTGGATGGAGAACGCAAAGTTGACCGGCCCGAGCGAGAACCAAGGAAGCCCCGATGAGCACCACTGAAGACACGAGCGCAGCCCGTCGAGGGTCCGGGTCGAACGACCTGTTAGGCGCTGCGTCCGAAGCGCACAAGCTGACAGACCGCCAGATTGAGGACTTGGCGTTTGCTGTGCTGCGGGAGCACAACGACGACCGGCTGTGGCGCGCGCTGACCTATGACCGCGGCCCGTATGACGTGACCACGCCGAGCTTGGCGCTATGCCACTTGGCGCGGGTGTTTTTTGCGGCCGGGGTTGCTGCCGCACTGGCGGGCTGCGTAGACATGGTGCAGCCGCCCGACATTGCCGTGGCCGAGGAACTGTGCGCCAAGCGCGGGGGCTATTCGCACGCCCAGCGCTGGGAGCGTGGCACGGTCCTGGACATTACCTGCAAGGACGGCACGCAACTGCAAGTGCGCCTGCCGAAGAAGGGCTGACCATGTTCATACTGAAGGATGAGATTCGCACCGCCCGCAAGTTTTATGACTGCGATGCCAGCGAGGCATGGCGCAGCTACGGGCCGCCGCGCGAGGAACTGCCGCCAGATGACCGCCTAGTGCTTGAAGGCGTGGAGGCGGACAAATGGAAGATCAGGCCGGGCCAGCGATACCGCTGCATCGTGTTCCGCGATGGGCGCGAACTGGTGACGCAGCGCACCAGGCTGGATATGGATGCGCTGTGCCATCGGCACGAGTTGTATGACGACGCCTAACGTTGGAGGTGAGGCGCGCCTTGCGGCGCACCAGCCGCCGCAGACCACAACCGCGACGCCGCAAGGCGTCGCCTCGACCGACCAGTTAGGCCGGGCATCCTAAGCGAGGAACTGATGGCGAATGGAAGCATTGCGGTACAGGTGGACGTGCTGAACCTAGAGCCGGTGAAGAAGCTGCACGAGGCCGTGTGCCAAGCGGTGGCGTTGCTGAACCGTGCGCCGGAACTGGCGCGCAGCACAGAGGGCCGGGAAGCGCACACCCTGCTGCGGCAAGCGCTGGTGGACGTGGCCGATGCCTACATGGATGCGCCCGTGACCGAAAGCGAGCGCGCGGCGGTGGCGGCAAAGCACCAGCGCAAGCCGCGCGTGACGACGGCAGCCGAGCTGAAGCAGCAGGCCAAGAGCGACACGAGCTGCGTGGGCGCTTTCGCCCGTGCGCGGCCCGGTAAGGCCTAACGGATAGCTCAGGGGCGCGCCCGTTTGGCGCGTCGATGACCAACCTGCTGCCGGGGCGCGCGCGCGTGAGAGCCGGCTAACGCAGCGTTAACCGGCCCACGGAGGGCCGAAGGCCCGTAGTGGGTCCGGTTGGACGACGGGTTAGCCGGCTGGTGGAGAAGCGAGAGGAACTAGGAATGCTGACAGACCGAGACATTGCGCTACTGATGAACCGCCACAGCCTGCAAGGCGGCAACAACGACAGCCCATGGTGGCTGACGTTTGCGCGAGCAGTGGAGCGCGCGGCAGTTGAGGACGAGTGCAAGCACACCGACTCAATGCTCACCATCTTGGGCTTGGACTACTCTCGATGCCGAAGCGAAGGCGGGACGCTCATGCCGCGCAAGGTGCTGACGCTCTTGGCTGAACGAAAGGCCGGCACCGCGGCGGCCACTGCTGGCGCCGATGGGTGGGTCGCGGTTGCCGATGGGCTGCCAGAGAAGTTCACCGAAGTTTTGGTTGCGTTCGCGGGGCAGGTAACGCTGCCATCTACCGGGCAGTGGACAGGGAACCCGCACGATCACAACGGGTGGTGCTACCCGGCAGAGAACAACGGCATTTGCGACGACGGCAGCGACCCGGTAGTGACGCATTGGATGCCGCTGCCTGATGTGCCGCAAGCCGGCTAACGGATAGCTCAGGGGCGCGCCCGTTTGGCGCGTCGATGACCAACCTGCTGCCGGGGCGCGTCCCTTGCAGCGCACTGTTCGGCCTTGGTGCCGAAGCGGAAGGAAAGTGATGAGCAAGCGCAAGACCGAAGAACAGATCAGCGCCGAAATTGCCGCGCTGGTGGCACTGAAGCCGAAGGTGCGGCAGCGCACCGCCTTTGGCGACGACAACCATGCCGCCATTGACGCACAGCTTGCCGTGCTGCGCGAGCGCATGAGCAGCGATGACGTTTACAGCGCCTATGGCGATGAGGGCATGGACGAGTTCGATCAGCACACGTTCGATGCCGCGCTGAGCGCCTGCGACTGGATGACCGGCATGCTGGCAAGCGACGAAGACAGTCCGGCCGCAAGCTGGGCCGGTGCCGAGGCGTGAGGCCGAACGCTTGAGCTAAGTTGCCCACGCCGAACAACCCGCCCCGGAGCGAGCCGAAGCCGGCCGCGTGGGGTCAACTTGAGCGACGGGTTAGGCCCGTTGGTGGAGGAACGAGATGAAACTGACTGACCCCAGGTTTGCGGCGCTGGATGTTCTGGCAATGCTGGCGTTCCTTGCTGGCCTTGCGGCTCTTTGGGTGCTGGCAGGCAAAGCATGGGCGCTGTGGACTGTCGGCGCGCTGCTGGCTAACCACTTGATCGGCGCTTGCGCGTGTGCCTGGGCTGACGACGAAAGCGGGAGCCTGCTCAAGTGGGCAGACAAGGCGCCGAGCATGGTGCTACAGGCACTTATCACGCAGGCGTGGCCGCTGATTCTTTGGTTGCGGTTCAGCGAACCCCGCGCCAAGCGCTGGCTGACGAACAGTCGGGACGTTGTCGAACTGCGCGTCTACCTCCCCCGAAAGCCGTGAACACCATCGACCTCACCGCAGCAGCGTTGCTCCTGCACATTCACCCAAAGACTCTCGCGACCAAGGCCGCCAAGGGTGACATCCCTGGCGCGAAGGTGGGCCGCGCCTGGGTATTCATTGAAGAAGATCTGCTCGCCTTCATGCGCGGGCAGTACGTGGAGAAAGTGTCGTGTCCCTCTACAAGCAGAAAGGGTCCGAGGTCTGGTGGGCGAGCATCAGCATCCCCGGTCGCGCTCGGCTGCGTCGGTCAACTGGACACGTTGATCGCGCAGCGGCGCAGCGTGCCCACGACGAGCTTCGGGCTCAGTACTGGCAAGCCGTTCCAGACACCCGCCAAGCGACCTGGGGCCAAGCCGTAGCCGCCTGGGTCGAGGCCAAGCCACGCAGCACCAGCGAGCTGCTGTCCCTGCGCAAGTTCACGGTGGCCCACGGCGACTGTGAACTCGAGCAAGTGACCCGGGAGTCGATCCACAAGGCCCTGAGCTTCTGCAAGACGGCTGGCACCTACACGCGGTACCGGACCATGATCGCGGCGGTCCTGCACCTTGCCCAGAAGGCCGGTCAGCTCCCTGTGCCGCCCGTCCTGGCCACGCGCGCCGACAAGAAGACCAAGCCCCGGCGCTGGCTCACCCCAGCCGAATGGGAGGCCCTGTACGCCGTTCTGCCGGCCCACATGAAGCCCATGGCCCAGTTCGCGATCGAGACCGGCCTGCGGCAGGCCAACGTGCTCCAGCTCCGCTGGGACCACGTCAGCCTGGAGCGCAGGATGGTCTGGATCGACGCCCAGGACGCCAAGGAAGGGCAGGCCATAGGCGTACCTCTCAACGACGCTGCTGTGGCCGTCCTGGAGGCTCAGGCGGCCCTGCCCCCATACCGGCCGAACCGAGGCAAGGGCGAGCCCATCCTGAGCCCCTACGTGTTCACCTACTGCGGGCATCCAGTGGGGGAGATCAAGACCGCCTTCGCCACGGCCTGCCGCAAGGCTGGCATCAAGGGGTTCACGTGGCACGGCTTCCGCCACACCTGGGCCACGTGGCACATGCAGAACGGCACGCCAGCCGACGTCATGCAGAAGCTGGGCGCCTGGGCCGACCCGCGGATGGTGCAGAACTACGCGCACCATTCCCCCACCTACCTCGCCGGTTTTGCCGGCAACAACAGGAAGAAGACGTGATCGACGAACCCGCCCCCAAGCCCGCCATGGACGCGCCGACCATCTCCTGCTCCGCCGGCTGCAAGCGCTCGGTCCTGGCCGCAGACATCCTCGGCTCGGGTTGGTACTACCTGGAGATCACCGGCCGCTACCGCTGTCAAGCGTGCACTCGCGAGCTGGCGGAAGCGAGCAAGCTGTGAAGCTCTCCGAAGCTCTCACCCACAGGATCATGAACGACGCCTTGGGACAAGGCGTCGGGCGTGACGAGAAGGGGCTCTACATCGAGTGGAACACCCTTCAGATCGAATGCAAGACCGGCGTCATCTCTCTGTGGCTCGACCGCACCAAAGTAGGTGAAGCTGCTGTGTTTGCCCGAGGGCTCGACATGACTGACGGCGGCACCGTTCAAATCCAGGGCCTCGAAGGCCGACTGCGCGTTCAACCGGGCTAGATCATGACCATCATCCGCCGCCACTTCGTATGGACCGATGACCACGATTCGGGTCTCGAAGGCTGGTCCGCGATGTTCATTCCGCGGAACGCCGACTTCACCCCCAGCTCAGGCACCGGTCTCTTCCACGACGCGCTCGAACACGGACTCGGCGAAGATGGGTCCTTCCACTTCGAGGCCATGGCCTTCGGACGCATTCTGGCCCTGCGCCTGAACACCTCCGACCTCCGTCCAAGCTACCTCGGCGCCGAGCTATACGACCTCTGGCAAGGCGACGCTGAAGGACAGCACTTCTCGTGCCCCAAGGTCGGCCGCTGCGACGTCGCTGAAACCATCAGGGACCTCGTCGGTGGGTTTGCCCACAGCATGCGCCGTGACTACAACGAAAACGCGATGGGCAAGCCCGACTCGCACTTCTGCACGGCGCTCGCCGGGCTGCTCCAGATCGGCTACCGTGACGCCATGCGGCGCTTCGGGGGCGATGATGGGTGCAGGCGGGCGGGCTACGCCAGCGAGGTGATGAGCCGAGACTTCAAGGTCTTCGGCGAGCCCGGCGACGTCCTGGTGCTCGACTACGACACCGCCGAAGGAAAGTTCTCGCACCGGGTCGTTGACCGTCGCCGTGAGGACGGCAAGCTGTCGGCGACTTGGGCTCGTGAACGAGTGCGCAACTGGCGCAACGGCTGGTGACTATGACACCGATTATGACCGCCGGCCCCGTTCTACGGCTCTCTAAGACTCTCTTAGGCCCAATCTGTCAGTGCCCCCTAACCTGGAAACACTGATGATTGGTAGGCGCGATTGGACTCGAACCAACGACCCCCACCATGTCAAGGTGACCGCGACCTCTGGACAGCCCCTGTCCATGCGGGTTTCGCGCGCACTATGACGGCAACTATGACTGTGAGATTTCGATGAGCTACACCGCTCCCGACTTCACCGAGGACGTGCAAGCCGAACTCGTCGCCAAGGGCTACGAGGTCCACGAGTGCGACGACGGCTTCTGGTTCACCTGGACGCGCCCAGACGGCCGCGGCGACGTCGAGGTGGGGGAAACCTACACCGAAGAGCCGCGCGCGTGGCTGGCGGCCCTCCAGCACTGGCTGGAGGCCACCGACATCCCGTTCGATGAGCCTCCGTCCGCCTACCTCGTCACGTTGGCCGACAGCCAGTACGCCGTCCTCGACATGGACGATACCCAACTGATTGACGACTGCACCAATCACAACGCAGTTGTCGAACCTCTCTTCACCCACAGCCTGAAAGGCGCCTGACCATGAAGCTCTACAAGACCACCCACCGCATCGACGAAGTCGGCACCGACGGCAAGTACAAGCTGGCCAAGCCGACATGGCACTCTGCCGGCGCCGAGGCCAGTGCGTTCCGCACGGCCAAGAAAAAGGAGTTCAAGGCGGCTGACCCCGCTACGACCGAAGTTGAGATCGACACCACGAAAGCCGGAATCCTGGCCTTCCTGAACAGCGGTTCTGCTCATTGATGCAGGCTATGACATCGGCCCGGTCGATAGCCGGCTACACGAGTAGAACTTGGCCGATTTCAGCACTGCATCAGAACACTACTTCTACCTATGTATTTCTCTCTTTTGTTCTATTGTTCTAAAGTTCTAAAGAGAAAGTATTAAAGAAGAGTAGTAGTATGTAGTAGGGAGAAGCATGTATTTCCCTATACAGGTTTGGAAAACTCCAGAGCAGAACGGCATGCAGACCAACTTCCTTCTCGGCGCTCTGGCCATCTCGCCACAGGCGCAGATCGTGCTCAAGCGCGTCCCCCTGGATCTGATCGCGCGGCATGCGATCAACGACCACGGGCTCATCACTCGGCGCGAACGCGCCACCAACGTCCTCAGCATGCAGACCGTCGGTCCTATCGTGTCGCGATACCGGATCGACCCCACCAACCCCAAAGCCGGCTTCGTCGTCATCAAGACCGACGAACACTGGACCAGCACCCTCGTCGAGATCGAGTAGCCCATGGAGACGATCTTCGCCCTCGCGCTGGTCGTCGCCCTGGCCGTGTGGGACAAGTGGTTCGCCAAGAAGAAGCCGAGCCGACGTCAAGCTCCAGATCTCATCGGTGATGCAGACCGCGGGCACCGGAGCGAAGAGCAGCGGTAATACACGATTCACCAGTGTGAGCTGAGTCCTTCAATGGACAGGCGGGCAACAGCACAAGAACATTCGTGTGACACCCCGGAGAGACGGGGTCCAACCTACCCTCTCTTTTTCTGCGTAGCTCTTCGGGAATGGGGCGCGGGGAAAGGGTCAGTCGATGGCCTTGCCCAAGTCCTTCACCGGCCCCAGGAACCGCGCGCCAGGGATCGCGTCGACGAGGTTCTTGCCCAGCTCGCCCGGGTTGAAGACCACCTTGGTGAACTGCTCGACCGTCGGCCCGGCCAGTGACACCGGATCGCGCAGCGCGTCGATGCCGAACTGACCCACGCCACCCAGACCCGCCCGGTTGAAGCCCTGCGCCAAGTGGTCGCCCAGGCCCCAGGTCTTCATGTACGGCGGCAGCGAGCCGCCACCCATCACGAAGCCCTTCAGGATGTCGCTGACCATCATGGTCGGCACCGACGCAGCCAGGGCGCCGATCGGGTTCATGTTGCCCTGGCTGGCCTCGGCGAAGGCCCGACGCAGCACCGTGTCCTGGAAGCTGTAGGTGAACTGCTTCAGGTGGAACAGCACCGCCCAGCGCGGGTCGCTGCCCCAGGTCGGACGCTGAGCCGCGTTGGGCGTCAGCACCGCGCCCTCGACCCAGCGGGTGATGGCGTAGTGGACCTTCTCGATCTCCTGCGTGGCGTCGGCGAGCACCTTGCTCTTCGCCTCGTCGGACATGCCTTCCTTGAGCCGGCTCGCAGCCAGGACGTTGCGGTCGAAGATCAGCTTGCCGTTGGCGTCCAACGGGATGTCCTGGGGCTCGAGCCCCAGCTCCTTCAGCCAGCGCGCGCTGTTCTTGTCCGGCAGACCCTTGTGGTCCTGGAGGAACAGGGCCGCGTACTTCGTGGCCGTCACCCGCATCGAGCGGTCCCAGGCGGTCAGGCCGTTGGCCATGAACAGCGCCCGGTTGCTCTTGCGCGCGAAGTCGGTCATGAACTCCGAGGTGTGGGCCTTGCCGATCTGCTCCAGGAACATGTGGCTGTCCACCACCCCGGCGGTCTCGGCCATGTCGTCCCAGACCGAGCGCTGGCGCTCCGCCGGCATGTCGCTGGCGGCATCCTTCCAGCGAGCCCAGACGTCCTTCAGGCCCTGCGTGAAGGCGTCGAAGCCAGCCTTCACCCCAGGCCCACGGGCCGCGAGGCTCAGCGGGTCGGCAAAGGCAGCGAACAGGCTGAACGGCAGCAGCCGCAGGTTCTGATACGCCATGGCCGCGCTGGAGAACTTGCGCACCATCGGCGTGATGCTGGCACTGCCGAGCGAGCCCTCGTGCGCGGCGACGGAGTTCTTGATGTCCTCCATCCGGCGCGCAACCCACTTCTCGGCCTCGACGCCTTCGATTTTCTTCTCCTTGGCCGCGGCCACCAGCTCGTGGTAGATCTTGCCGCCAGAGCGGTTCTCGACCATCGCCCCCTGCTCGTTCTCTTCGAGGAACATCTCGCCCTTGTCGGCCACCATGGCGCGCAGCTTCATGCCGCCGTTGCCGAACCGGCGGGTGTACTCCGCCGCACGGATGCCCTGGTGCAGGTAGCGCGACATGGCGCCGATCAGGTCCTTCTCCAAGAAGGGCTTCACGTCCTCGGCGTCGAGCCACTTGAAGCTGCGTTCCTTCTGCGACGCGAAGAACGGGCTCAGCACGTCGTTGTCGTCGCGCTCGCCTTCCAGGCCCTTCTCGTCGACGCCGTTCTTGCGGACCAGCTCTTCGTGCATCAGCGCGGCGATGTCCTGCAACGACTGCTGCGGGCGCGCCGAGTCGTTGTTGGCGATCTTCAGCGCGGCCTGCATCGTCTTGGCGTACTTCGGCTGCATCACCATGGCGATGAACTGGTCGCGCTTCTCGACGAGCTGGGCCACGTCCCACACGCGCGGGAAGTGGTTGTCGCCCAGGTACTCCAGGTTCATGCCGGCGTCGCGGGTGGCGTAGCCGTAGTACCGCTTCGTCAGCGCGCGGATGTCCTTCACCGCCTCGCGCACCGGCGCGTAGTGAATGTCTTCGAGCTTGGTGTCGGGGTTCTGGAGGAAGTTGACCGCCGACTCCATGTCCCGCGGGCTCAGGTTCTTGACCGCCTTGTAGAGGAAGTTCGTGTACTGGCGCACGACCCGGGTCCGCGCGTTCAGGTAGCCCTCGGGGTTCTCGCCGTCGACCGCCCGGCCGGGGTTGGAGAACATCATGTCCGCCAGCCGCTGGGCGGTCTCGCTCTCGCTTGAGCGCAGCACCTCGCCGCTGACCATCGTGCTGGAGTGGAGGTGCTGGATGATGCCGTCGAACTTGCGCTTGACGTCCTCGTTCCAGGTCTCGCGGGCCATGATCTTCTCGATCGCCCGGCCCGCAGCGCTGGGCTCGGCCAGCTTGCCCTCGTGGAAGGCCGTCATGATGTCCAGGGCAGTCTCGCTGTCGCGGACCGTGCCGAACACCATGCGCAGGAACTTGCGGAGCTTCGCGAACAGCGTGGCCGCCGGCTTGTCGACGTCGAGCATGCCAGCAGCCCAGAACTGGTAGGCGTAGGCGACGCGCTCTTCCGGGTCGCTGAGTGCCTTCAGCGCCTCGGGCTCACCGTGGAGCATGCCTTCGAGGCGAGCGCGGATGTCAGGACTGGACATCACGTGCGCCAGCTTGGCGGCGGCGTCTGGGTGGTTCTTGATGAGCTGGCCCCACAGGGCGTGCATCGACTCGTGGTGTGCGACGGTCAGCAGACCCGGACCAGAGGTCAGGGAGAGCTTCATCAGGTTCTCGGCGTCGATCCACTCGCCCGCCGCGTCGAACGTCTTCAGGAACTCGACCTTGACCTTCGGGCCGAGCACCTTGGTGACGTAGGCTCGAGCCTCGTCGATCGCCGTCTGGTCGGGCATGCTCTCCGCAGCCTGGACACCCGCCGGGGTGGTCTGGGCGTTCAGCTTGCGGCCGGCTTCCGGCACGTAGCGGGTGAAGTCCAGCATGTCCTTCGGGCGGGCCATCTCCATCTTCTTCTCGAAGATGGAGCCGGCCGACGTGACGCGGACGTTGTGGGTCTTGCCCCCAGTCGTGAACGGCACGATCTGCGCAGCGTCCTGGTTCGAGTCGACGAAGAAGTCGACCGTGGTCGCGCGCTCGCCTTCCTTGCGCTCGCTGTCGCCCTCGTACCAAGCACGGCCGGTGGTCACACCGTCGCGCTCGATGGTGTACGTCGCCTTGCCGCCCTTGTAGGTCATGCCGACGACCTTGGCGCCCGGGGGCGGCACGATGTGGGTGTAGACCGTGCCCGCGGAGCTGGTGAAGCCGTTGACCTGGACGGAGTTCGGGAACGCTTTGTCCAGGTGGGCCAGCATCGCCGCGTGCGTGCCCTTCACGACGAAGTCCAGGTCGTGCAGCATGTTCTTGGCGTTGCGGTACACGCTGCCGCTGAGCGACAACACGATACTGCCGGTCAGGATCGCGTTCGGGTTCGCAGCCATGTGGGCCAGCACCGCGGCCGCCTGCGGGTCGCCATCGACCGCCTCCTGGAACGTGACCTTGGCGAAGCCCTCCTTCAGTCGCTCGGGGTTGTTCGCCTGCTCGATCAGCTTGTTCAGCTCGTTGCGCACGACCTCGGTGAACTCGTTCGTGGCCGTCATCTTCTTGAACGACGACACGAAGCTCTTGGCCGCGCCGAAGATGGTTGCCGACGACATGCGCTCGGCCGTCGTGCGGGCCTTCAGCTCTTCGGCCAGCACCTCGCCGACCAGGGTCTGGAACGCCTGCTCCTGGGCAGCGATGCGGCCCACCCCCTCGGCCGTCAGCTTGGCGATCAGGCGCTGGCGCTCCTGCGCCCAGGCGACGCCCTTCATGGCCTGCTTGACGTTGTCGCGGCGGATCAGGAGGTGGCTCAGCGCCTGGGCCGACTGCTTGATGAACGCCGCCGGGTCCTGGCTCGGGTCCGTCAGCAGCTTCTCAGCCACGTCGGCGAACTGCGCCGGGGCGGCCTTGAAGCCCAGCAGGCGCATCAGGGAGCGCGTCTGCGCAACGGCCTGAACCGTCGACGCGGTGAGCTGCTGCATCGGCTTGGTCTGGGCGTTCAGCTTGCGGACGGGCGCAGCCGCAGGGGCAGGCTTGGCCGCCGGCTCGGTCTTCGAGACGATGGGCTTCGCGCCTTCCAGGTACGCCCGCGCCTTCGCGATCGTGGCGTCCGGCTGACCCATCAGCAGCTTCGCCAGCTTGAGCTTGTCGCCGGCAGAGATCTCGAACTCAGCGGTCGCGACGGCCTTGGCCGTCTTGTCGCGCATGCCTTCGAGCGTCGCCCGCGCGCTGTCCTTGTTCTTCGCCAGCCCGACCAGGGTCTCGATGTTCTTTGGGGTCAGGATGTGGGCCAACGGAGCAGCGTACTGGGGGCCGCCAGCCGGCTCGCCATCCTTGGGGAACGCCTCGGCAGTCAGCGCCTTGACCAGCCGCTGCAAGCGCAGGAAGCCACCGCGGGGATCAGCAGGCACGTCGCTCTTCACGTGCTTGCCCTTGAACATGCCGTCGAAGCTGTCGAACATGCCCAGGATGCTGTTCGCCATGCTCGGCGCCTTGCGCATCGCGTTCGTCGGCGTGAGGGTGTCGACCTTGTCCAGCGCGGCGTCCTGGATGGCGTTGCGCATCGCCAGATCGGTGCGATCGGTCGGCACCGCGCCTTGCTTCTGCTTGCGCGGCTCGAAGTCGGACGGCACGTGGCTCGACTGGCCGTCGTGGTTGTCGACGGTCTCGGGGGCGACGGGGAAGCGACGGCGGTCCTTGCTCTGCGGTTGCGGTCCCGTGAACTTGCGTTCGTCGACCGCGGGGTTCGTCGGTACAGCCGCTTCGCTGGCTGGCGCACTCGGGGCGTCCCAAAACCGCTCCCCAGTCGGGAACTCGGCCGGTGTGATCCCCGGCAAGTCCGGCTGTCCGCCCTCGGGCATCAGCCTCGGGGCGAACGCAGTTTCTTCGGGGTCGATCTTCGGGCGCTTGCGCTCCCGCCCCTCGTCGATCAACTCATCCGCGTCCGTGTTCCGGTCGGACTTCGGCTCGACCGCCTGCTCCCGAGCCACGGCGTCCTGGTCGACGACGGTGTCTGCTTCGGCCGTGCCGGGCAGGCCAGCTTCGAGCCGGGCCTTCACGTCCTTGCGCACCTTCTCGCGCTTGTTGTCCAGCTTCTTCTGCGTCGTCGTCTCCAGCTTCAGGGACGGCGGGAAGCCCTTCTCGAACGACTCGCGCTCGCCGACGGCGTTCAGCATGTAGGGCATGCCGGGCATGTAGCCGCCGGCCGCCAGGGCACCGATGCCCTCCATCAGGTCGTTGCGGAAGTCGATGGCCGTCGACTTCTCGGTCACCGTCTCGCGCTTGTTGAACTCGATGCGGTTGTCGCGGACCCACTTCACGAGGTCGGCTGCACGGATCACGGCGATGCCGTTCTTGGCCACCGCCACACCGACACCGTCCTTCATCTTCGTCTTGTCCGACTCGAAGCGGATCAGGTTCATGTCCGCCTGGACCTTGCCCATCGTGCCGGCCGACTCGAACTGCTGGGAGTAGTCCAGGTCGTCGTTGCCGCGGCGGACCATCTTGGTCACGTCCGACAGGTCCATGCGGAGGTGGTCCTTCTCGGCCATCTGCTCGGCCACCACCATGAAGTGATCGCCGAAGTAGCTGTTCGCGATGTCGGCGACCGTCATGCCTTCCTTGGGCTCGACGCCGAGCTTCGCCGCCAGCTTGGCGACCGCCTCGGCGCGCGCGCCCTTCAGTGCGTCGATCTCGGCGCGCTTGGGGTTCTCCGCGGTTGCAGCGCCGGCGTTCCACGGCCCCAAGAACTCCCGCCGAGTCCGCGCAGTCGTCGCGGCGGCTTGCCTGCCTTCCAGCGTGCTGAGATCGGCAGGCCCCCCCGTGTCGGGGGGAGCGTCCTTCGGCCCCACGCCCTTGACCAGTTCCTTCGGGGTGTCCTTCTCCAGCTTGGCGATGCGCCGCTCCAGCGTCGACAGCTGCTGGATCGTGGGGTCGTCCTTGGACAACGCGACCTTGCCGCCACGCATCTTCCCAGCGTACTCCCGCAGCAGCTCGACGCGCTTGTCGGCGGAGACGCCGTGGGTGTCCATCACCTCTTTGGCGGAGACCGTGCGAACGCGGTGGCTGCCAACCCCCAGGTGCGAGGGGCTCTTGCCGTCGGGGGCGATCTCGTTGGGCGCGAAGTTCTCGGTCACGGTCTTGCCGTCGGCCGGGCGCGTCGTGCTGGTGACGATCTTCTTGTAGCTTCCGCCGAGGTCAGCGAACGCCTTGGCGTGCATGTCCTCCAGCGTGTTCGCACCAGTCGGCTCGCCGGGTTTGTCGCCTGCCGCGGTCAGCCGGTCGTCGGCGCGAGACAACCAGGGCAGCTCGTTCTTGTCGTCCTTCGTGAAGGGGTGAGCGAGGCCGTCGGCCTTGACCTTGGTGCCGGTCTTGCCGCGGCTGTAGTAGATCTTCGAGCCGGGCGCCTTCTCGACGTTCTTCGTCGCGGCGTTCTGCTCGAAGCCATCCTCGTCGAGCCCACCATCGCCCGTGTTCTCGTCGCTCTCGCGTGGCGCCTTGGTGTCCGGCGTGTCCGCGGCATCCGACTGTTCTTCGGCCGGGCCGGCGACTTGCCTGCGTGGTTCGATCGGCTGGCCGACCACTTCGCGCAGCGCGTCGACGGCTTCCTTGCCGAGCGTCTTCACCATCGCCTCTTCGGACATGCCGACGCCGTCGAACGAGTCCTCGACCATGCTCAGCAGGTGCTCGCGATGGTCGGGGTCCGTCAGGTCCACGCCGTCCTTGCGCAGCTTCAGCTCGACCGCCGGCGGCAGGGTCTTCACGAGCTGGTCGGCCGCAGCCTCACGCGACACGGTCTGGGCCTTCTGGAACGCCCCGATGTCCTCGCGCGCCACGCTGACGCTGGCGTTCAGGGTCTTGAAGAGCTTCGTGCCTTCGATGCCCGCCGCGCGCCCGGCCTGGACGACCATGTCGTGCGCCTTCTCGCCGCCGTACAGGCTGACCATCGACGCGCCCATGCGCAGCACCCGGGCGACGTCGCCGGTGGTGGGCTTCTCGTAGTCCTGGCCGGCGAAGTGGGCCAGTTCCTGCCCCAGAGCCGCAGCGACCTTGCCGAACTTCTTCTTCGCTTCCGGCAACGCCTTGGCCATCACGTCCGCGGTCAGCCGGGCGCGCTGGCCCATCTCGCGGTACTTCGTGATCGCTTCGGCTCGGGCCGGGTCATTGGGCTTGATCGCCTCGCCCGCGCCGACCTTGCCACCGAGTTCGTCAGCCGCGACCTTGCGGCCGACCTCGTTGTAGCCCATCTGGGTGTTGAGCTTGCGGCCCTGGTACGCCTTCAGCAGCTTGTCGGTGTGGGCGTCGTCCGAGCCATCGCCGATCAGGAAGTCACGCGCGGCCATCCGCGGCTCGGAGTCGACTGGGAACATCGGGTCGTTCGGGTCCTGAGCGCGCATGGCGTCCAGGTGCTCCTGTGCGCCGGCTTCGCCCTTGGACACTCGGGACTCGAGTTCCTTGACCAGGGCGGCGTGTTGGTTCTGCGTGGCGGCGACGTAGTCGTCGCCTTCGATCTCCGACGCACTCAGCTCGTTGCGCCATGCGTTCGCGCCGCTCTCGTCGTCGGCCGCACGCTTGTCCTTGCGCTCCTGGGCGCCGCGCTTGAGCACGTCGGTGAACGACCCGCCGGTCTTGGGTTCGGCGTCCGGCTTGGCCTTGCCACTGACGTCGTTGTTCGGGTCGTCCTCGACGCCCAGGCGCTTGTGGCCGTTGGCCATCACGTGCGAAGCAGCGGAGATCGGGCCGGCGCCCAGGATGCCGCCGGCCAGATCGTTCCAGCGCTCGGTGGAGTCCTTGCTGGTGTCGCGCAGCGGGTTCAGGTCGCCCAGGAAGTGGCGCTTGACCTCGCCCTGCAAGACCTCGGTGGCGCCCTCCCCCGCGAGGTCCGCACCGATCTTCAGCGAGGTCGGAGCCTTTGCCAGCGCCTTCAGGCCCTGGCGCCCGACCATCCGCTCGGCCGCGAGGCCCGGCAGGATGGTGTCGAAGGCGCCAGCGATGGCGCCGCTCTTGTTCGCCGCGGCGTTGATCTCTTCCGGCGTCTTGCCGGCCATCGCCGCCGGATCTTCGGCTGCGTCGTTGTAGAACTCGCCCTTGGCCTGCCGGAAGTTCAGGTAGCCGGCAGCGGCAGGGGCGGCAAGGCGCAGGGCGCCGCCCAGGAGCCTCGTGGGGGCCGTCGGGATGGCTCCCAGTACCTGGGAGGCCGCCCCGAGCCCTGCGGCGGCTCCTGCGGGCTCCAGCATGCTCGCTGTGCCCTGCCCGACGGCACCCAGGCCGTAGTCCAGGATGCGGCCGGGCTCCCAGTTGAGCTGGGTGACGTCCTGCTCCTTCGGCGCGAAGGTCGCCGCCCGTTGCTGCGTTGCAGCAATCCGGCTGCGCAGGGCATCGGCCTCAGCCGCCCGGCCCTGCGCCCGCAGGCTGGACTCGTCGGCGGCCATGGCGTTGGCGTCGCCCCCGAGCTGGCCCGAGGTGAAGCCGCGGCGGAGCTGGCCCATGCTGGTTGCCGAGGCTTGGTCCTCCAGCGGCATGACATCGATGGCCTGCCGAGGCATGACCCCCATGTCGCGGAGGGTCGGCGCGGCGCCAGCCATGTGGGGTTCGAGCCCCAGGTCACGCAAGGTTGCCATGGATTCTTTCAGCGGGGGTTGTCGCGGAGCTTGGTGCGTTCTTCGATGTCGCGGAACTGGGCGTCGTTGACCTCACCGTAGTTGATCGTCTGCCCATTCGGCAGGCGCACCAGCTTCGAGTTGCGCGTGACGCCCGAGGGGCTGATGAGGCCGGCCCGCTCGATCACGCCGCCGCGCAGATCGCGCTGACCCGTGACCTCGGGCGGCTTCTCGTACATCCCGACGAGATCCTTCGCGCGGTCGATGAAGCCCGGCATCACTTGACGCTCGGCGTCGGCGTTCTTCTGTTTGGCGGCGACGTCGGTGAACGCGGCGCGCTTCTGGTCGGGGGAGAGCATGTCGTACTTGTCGCCGTACAGCCCACGCACCGTGGCGGCGGCCTTGGCCGCGCCGACCTCGTCGAACTTGTCGTTGCCGTCCTTGTCCTTGGTCGTGAACATCGGCTTGAAGACCTCGGCCGTGTCCTTGATGCGGGTCGCGGCTTGGTTGTCCTGGTTGCCCTTCAGCGTCGTCATCGCCGCAGCAGCCGCCTCGGCCTTCGCCGCCTGCTCCGGCATGCCCTGCGCGTGCAGCAACTTTGCCGCAGCGAGGTGCTGGTCGACCGACACGGGCGCCGTGCCGTCCTTGCCGCCAGCCCCGACGGCGCCATACGCCTTGGCGTGCATGTCGCGCTGCATCGCCGCAAGCTGCAACGGCGCCATGTGCCCGGCCAGCGAAAGGTCCTGTCCGCGCAGCGACGTGGCGTTGTTCTGGTCGTTGCTCCGGCGTTGGGTCGCGTCGTGCATCGCCGCAATGCTCTGCGCGCTCGCCTGCCCGGCCTGTGCCGTCGAGTTGTTCATCTCGGCGATGGTCCTGGCGTTGGCGTTGCCCTCCTGCGACTGGCGCAGGCTGGCCTGCATCTGCGCGCGGTCGAACGGCGAGAGCCCCGTCATGTCAGGTCCCTTCGAGGCGTTGTGCTTGGCGACGAGGTCGTCCATCATCGACGTGCCCCGCGTACCGATGCCGGTCGCGCCGCCGACGGGCGCAGCCGCCCGCTCCGCGGCGTTGCGCTGGAGTTCGAGCTGGTCCTGGCGGAAGCCTTCGCTCGACCCGGTGCTCATCACGCCGGGCCCTCCACGCAGCGAACCGTCCTTGTTGACGATGTCGGCGCCGAACTGGACGTTCTTCCCCGAGTAGTTGTTGCCGTCGCGCAGGATCGTGCTTTCCCGCTGCACGAAGGCCGGCGCAGGAGCGTCCGGCCCTTGCCGAGCGTCGCTGAACGGAGCAGCTGGAGGCGCCGGGGGCTTTGTCGGCGGGAGTGCCGACTGCCCGGGATTGGCGATGTCGCCGCCGACGAAGCCCTGCGCCACTGCCGGCACGACCGGCGCAGCCGCACCGGCGATCGAAGCTGCCTGGGCAGCGCGCCCCACAACTGGAGCGATGCGCAGGCCGCTCTGGATCGCGCCGACCGCGCCGGAGCCACCCGGCAAGGCCATGATCGCGTTGCCGAGGTTGCGCCCGAGTTCGCTCTGGTTCAGGAAGCTGCCCGCCTGTGCGCGCGGAGCCACTTGACCGGGAGCCGCGCCGGGGATCTGGCCGGGCTGTGCTTCAGGCGCGACGAACGCCGGAGCGTTGTCGAGTTCCTTCTGCCGCAGGCTGTTCACCACGTTCGCCGCGCCGTAGCCGGCCATGCTCGGCAGTGCAGCCGTCGACACGTCTTTCAGCGCCCGGCCGGCCGTCGTCGCGGCGTTGCCGATCGTTTCGCTCGCGCGCTTGAACCAACCACCCGACTTCACCTCCGCCGGCACGGCCGTCGCTGCGGCAGCGGGCGGAGCGACAGGCGGTGCGGCAGCGGCAGGCGGTGCAGCAGCAGGCGCTGCGGCTGGCGTCGGGACTTCAGGCGCGACCGTCGGGTCAGGCCGCCGCAACTGGCTGGCCATCTTCTTCGGGATCTGTCCAGGCGGCAGAGGCTGCGCCTGGGGTGAGCCGCCCAGCGGCTGCGGGAACTGGAGCGATTCGTCGATCTTGCGCGCCATGGTGCGTCCTCTTTCTTCGATGTTCGATTGTAGGAGTCAGGTCGAGGGCGCAGCGGTTGGCGCCCGAATCAGGCTTCCTTCGCCCCTACATGCGCTGCCAGTGCGCCGAGCAGCAGAGCGACGCCCTGGACCACTCGACCGACGCTGTGCACTTCCTGGGCGGAGCTGCCGAACAGCCCCATCACGAAGCCGGTCACGAAGGTCATCGCGATCGACAGCACAGCCCCGTAGACCACCAGCCGCCAGAGAAACGACCAGACCATAGATTCCTCCCGTATGGTCTGGTCATTATCCGTCCTAGTAGTTCGGGGCGGCGCGGGAGTCGCTGGTCCGGCCGCTGTAGGAGAACGAGGTGCCGGTCTGATCCGCACCGCTGATCGAAGCCTGGACGTGCGCCGTGCCGTAGGCCGACGCCGCCATCTGGGCATTGACCTGGGCGCCGACCTTCGAGGCGTCGGCCACCATCTGCTTGAGCGCGAGGTAGTTGTCGCTCAGCACCTTGGCCTTCGACACCGAGATCTGCTTGTTGGACTCGTAGAAGCCGAGCAGCGCCCTGTAGTTCTCGATCTGGAGCTGGTTGTTCGAGGTGTTCTGCTGGACGGTCAGCCGCGCACCGTCGAGCTTCAGGGTCTCGATGCTGACCGCGGCGCGCACCTTCTCCGCTTCTGCACCGACCCGGGTCTGGTATGCCTGCACGCGCGTGCTGAAGGCTCGCACCTGGGAGTCGTAGATCGACGCTTTGGCCTGGGCCGCACTGGCGTTGGCCTGGAGCGCGGTGGCGTAGGCCGACACCCCCGACTGGTAGATCTGGGCCTTGACCGCGTTGGTCTCGGTCTGCGCCTTGAACACCTCGACCTTGACGGTCTCGGTGTTGATCTCGGCGGTGTACGCGCGGATGCGTTCGGCGAACGAGTCGATCTTCAGCTTCTCGAACGACAGCAGCGCCTGCGCCGCGTCGATCTCGGCGCGGTACTCCGCGATGACGGCGTTGCGGATGTCGATCTCGGCGCGCATCTCGTCGATCAGCGCGCGGTTGATGTCCACCTTGGCGCGCTCGGCGTCGACCTCGGCGCGGTACACATCGACCTTGGCCTTCTCGCCTTCGATCAGCGCGCGGTACACGCTGGCGATGGTGTTGTACTTCTCCAGCAGTGCGCGGAACAGGCCCACCTGAGCGTTGTAGATCTCGATGGCGTTCTGCGCCGCGAACTTGGCCGCGTCGAACGTGCGCTGCTCGATGTTGTTCACGTACTCGATCAGGCGCGTCTCCATGGAGATCCCGCTGTCGATGGCGTGCTTGACGTTGGCCTGCTCGAGGTCCGCCTGCTTCATCGCGATGTCACGCGACAGCTCGGCGGTCTTGCCGTGCAGCGTCTTCTGTGCCTCGCGGAGCTGGGCGTGGAACGCGCCGGTGGGCAGCATGAACCCACGCGACTCGGCGTTCTTCGTCACCTCGGCGATGGCCGCTTCGGACGACGCCGCCTCGCGGCTGCGGGCACGGTCCCAGATCGCTTGCTCGACCTCGGGCGCCAGTCCTGTGCCGCCCGCGATGCGCCGGCGGATCTCGGACGTCACCGCCTGGAGCAGCGCCGAGTCGTATCGGTTGGGCAGCGGCGACATGAACGCGCTGGGTGCGTCGAGCACCAGATCGTCGGGGAAGGCCGACAGCCGGTTGACCCAGTCCTCATGCGTGTTCACGCCCTCGAACGGACGGATGGCGATGTTCAGCAGCGCCGGAGACGTCGGCGGCACCCAGGTCTCGGGCGCCGTCGGCAAGGCGATCGGACTGAGCGCATCCAGCTCGGGGCGTGCGGGGAACACCGCGGGCGTGTAGGCGTACTCGACGATGTTCGGCTGGGTCGGCAAGCCGCCGCCCGCAAAGCTCGCGTCGGGGGAGTCAGGCGCGAGTCCGGTGTCGTCGGCCGGGAAGTTCGTCGCCGGCAGAGACACCGTCGCCGTCACCGACCCCGCCAGATCAGGAGCGGGCGGCCAGTCCTGGTCGACGTCCACGTTCGGGGCTTGCAGCGTGGACACAACGTCTTGCAGCGTGGCGATGAAAGCGTCGGCGCGGCTGGTGGCCGCGGTCGCGTACGTGTCCGCTTTGGCGAACTGGGCTTCGACTTGTTGGAACGCCATCACAGCCTCCGGTTGGTGGACTCAGACGTCTCGAAGGAGGCGCGGTCGATGATGAAAGGGGCGCTGCCGGCGCTACTCACTGCGATCTTCAAGTAGCCGTCTCGCAGCCCCGCACCGAGCGTGAACCTGGACGCGCGGCCGTGGCGGAACAGGGCGTCGTAGCTGTACGAGTTGCCGCGGCCATCCGTCACCGTGGCGGTCATGCCCAGGTCGCCGGTGCCGTGGAGGTAGAGGTACTTGGTGCGCCGCAGCTTGCCGCTCTCGGAGAGCAGCAGCCCGAAGCTGAAGCTCGGCGTGATGGCGACGCCGTTGTCCGTGTCGCCGCCCACCTTGAACAGGCCGGTCGCCGTGCACTCGAAGTCGTCCGAGACGCCGGTGAATGGCGTCGTGTATTCGGTGACCGCGAGCGTTTCGAGGTTGAGGACCGTGGTGTTCATAAGAGGGCCGCGCCAATGGCGAACTGCGTGAAGATGTGCTTTCCGTCGCTGAGGCCCGAATTCTCCCCCAACGCCTTCCACTCGTCGAGCACGGTTGCCAGAGGCAGGGAGTCGTAGTCGTTGCCGATGATGACCTCGTGGGTGTTCCAGAACGTCGAGAAGCCTGACCTCTTCGCAGCCCGCATCTGAGCAATGAAGCCGTTGGCGCGGATGTCGTAGAGGACGATCCCTTGGAGAAGCGCCATGTTGCTGTCGACCACTCCGTCGAGAAACCCCCGCGTGATGATCGGGGTGAATGGCGGGTCCGGCAGCGCGAACTTCGCGGGGTTGATGTACGCGCCAGCGCCATCGAAAGCAAACGGCGTGAGGGCGTGCTTGGTCATCGGGAGCAACATCGCGTAGTCGGTGTAGGCGAGAGGGACGGTCGGGTAGTTGCCCGGATAGACCAGATCAATTGCCCACGGCGTTGCGGCCTCGGCCTCCGACGGGTGCCCGCTCGGTGGACTGAGCGCGCTGCCGAACTGGTCGTAAGGGTCGCCGGTGCCAGGATCATTGACGATGACATACGAGTCTCCGCTCGCGTACCAAGCAACGTAGTCGAGGAACCCGATCGCGACAGGGGAAGACCCGGCTCCGCCAGTGTGGTTGAGATCGCTCACGACTGGGGGCAGCGAAAGGCGCGGCGCGTACGCACCGATCGGATCGGCGGAGTCGTACCTGCTGGGCGTGCCTGAGAAACTGGTGTTGGTGATGCCGCCGCGCCGGGTGAGACCCGAGACGATGTTGATCACTGCGTTCGGGTTTGTCTGCCAGAACGCAGGCGGGCTCTCTGCGAGCACGCCGGGCCAGGAGTACACAAGCTCTCCATTGCGGCGCAGGAGTTCGATCCGTAACTGGGGCGGGGTGACGGTGACGAACACTTGACCCGTCGAACCGTCATCCGGGCCGGCGGCCTGGAGCCTGAACGGGCCGAAATGAGCGGTCGGTGAACTGCCATCACGGACGTGCTTCCCTCCGAACTTGTCCTCGATCGTGTAGTACGTCGTCGTGCCGTTCCGGGTCTCTTCGCGCCGCATGCGCATCCGGTCGGTGTGGAGGTCGGAACCGATGTACCGGAACTTCGTGGTCGGGTCGAGCACCGTAGGTTGCGCGGCATAGGTGTACGTCGAACCGGCGCTGACGAGGGTGTTGGTCGGGGGTGCAGGGATCGAGGGGTGTCCGGCGACGTTGTACGTGACGCCAAAGGCTTCAGCGGTCAGGGTCGCGAACCTCACCATGTTGCCGAGCATGCATCCCGAGTAGTTCAGAGTTCCGCCCTCGGTGTAGGTGATCTTGTTGATCGACCAGAACTTCGGAAGAAACAGGTCTTCGCTGGCGCCGCCGGGCGGCCCGACATAGAACGTCATGCCGCTCGAAACTCGCGCGTAGGTGTTCGTCCAATCGTGCGTGAAGGTGTAGCTGATCTGTGGGTACGTCGGGAAGAACCCACCGAGGAATTTGTCAGGCGTCTTGGCGGGCGTGCCTTCTGCAAAGGCGCCTTGCGCGTGGACTTCAGTGACGCCGGTCTTCAGGTTGTTCGTCCCACCCCAAGATACCGTGGTGACGGTCGGGAACGGGTCGTAGAACTTGCTCATGGCGATCGAGATCGGCGGGCTCGAAGTTGTCGAGTTGCACGCGACGGATCGGTGGTACGCGTACGTCGGTGCGCCGGCGAGCACGGAGCCGTCGGCCATCGGGAAGAGGCGTCCGGTGAACGTCGGGAGGTCGCCGTCGTGTTCTTCGATCACGACCTCGAAGCCGGAGCACACGCCCGCGCCATTCGATCCTGAGCACGTGATGGTCGTGATCTTCCCGACGGCGACCTCCGCGAACGTCGTCCCATAGTCGTTGAAGTTGTCGAACGAAGCGATCGAGTCAAGGAGCTGCCACGTACCGACAGCCGTATCGAGCACGTAGAGTTGCAGCTTGGCGGCGACGATGATGATGCCGTGCGCGTTTGCCGCTTCCTCGAACGAGTCGAGTTGCAGTCCGAACGAACGAATCCTGATGAACTGGAAACCAGGGTCCAGTGCCGCCGCCGTGGGGAACGACAGCGGCGGGACGCTGAGCACTTGCTTCCCGCACAGGAAGAACTTCTCGAGCCCGGGTGTCAGCGGCGACGCGAAGGCAGCTGCGGACAAGAGGTACGTGTTCTCTGAATCGTTGGTCTCGACGTACGGGCCGAACTTCGGGTCCTTGATGCGGAAGATCTTCACGGTGCCAGAAGTGATCGGGCTATCACCGATCGGCTTGTTCTTGGCGATCTGCACGACGAGCCAGTCGGTCTCGTCGGAGGTGAGCGTGCCGGGGACTGCCGGGCGCCCTCCTTCACCGTCCTCGGTGCCGGCGCTCTTCACCTCGTCGACGAGTACCGTCGTGGGTTCGATCGGCGTGACGTAGGAGCCGAAGAACGTCGCCTCGTTGGTGATGTAGGTCGGCTTCAGGAGGATGCCGCCGTAGAACGTGGTCGCCTCCGGCGGGGGCGGCGACAGGTCCACCACGACGCGCGTCTCGCCGAACGTGTGCGAGATCCGCACCTCCCCACCGACCGCGAGTCGGGCCCGAAACCAAGCCTGCTGCAACGTGCCGGCGCGCAGGTTCGTGAGGAACTGGTTGAGGTGGTACCGCGCTTCGCCGATCCCACGTCCCGTCGGGTCGTCCCCCAGAACGAAGACTTGAACCGGAATCTTTCCGGTCGACTCTTCGCCGCCTTGTCCGAACAGGAAGTGGTCGTTCATGCCGGTGCCGCGAGGTAGTGCATGACGCCGTCGCGAATGCGCACCGTGGCATGCACCTCGCGAGTCACGGCGCGGTACTTCGTGGAGGTCAGGCCGGTGATCTGCCCGGCGCCATGGACGATGTGGATCGCACCGTCGATGGAGCACAGCGCGCCCTGGAGGATGTTCGGCGGGCGGAGCTTCTCGTTCAGGTAGCTCAGTGGGATCTCGACCGTCGAGCCCAACGTGACGAAGCCGGACGCGATGCTCTGGGCCTTCATCTCGCGGAACACGATGCCGCTGAGGTAGAACATGCCGTCCTCGGTGCCAACGAACAGACCGTCGCCGGTGCCGTACAGCGCCGTGATGGGTGTGGGCATCTGGATGAAGTCCTGGGTCAGGTCGATCTGCTCGGGCTGCATCGGGCGCGTCGCCCACAGCACGTTGCCGTCAGCGATCAGCACGCGGCTGTTCCAGACCGTGAGCAGGCGACCCACCGGCGGCTGGCTCAGGCCGCTGCCGACGAACTGCGCGCCCAGCGGGCCGCCGCCGTGCAGGTAGGTGTCGGTGCTGGTCGAGCCGGCCAGGAACATCGTGTCGCCGTAGGGGGCGAAGTACACGTTGATCGAGTGCCCTGCGAGCTGCGGGAGGCCGATGATGGCCTGGGTCGTGTCGATCAGATTGCCGTACAGCGGCGGTCCTTCGAGCCTGTCGCTGTCGCGCACGTAGGTGATCTGGTACAGCGTGCCGCCGTCGATGCCCACACCCGCGTCGACCGGCGTGGGCACGCCCCACAGTTGGGTCGTCGACGCCGTGCACAAGCCTTGGATCAGGCCGTTGGAAAACGCCACCCGCCCGTCGGGCAGCTTGGCGCACCAGACGCGCGTGTAGCCGAAAGTCGGGTACACCGTGCGCAGGACGACGCCGGCTTCGCTGACGAGCAGGAGGTCGGAGTCGACGCAGACCAGCAGGCCGAACGGCGTGTGGAAGACCGAGCGCACGTCGACGCCGCTGAGCAGCAGTGTGCGGCCGCGGCGGCTCATCAGGTTGCCACGACTCCCGATGTCGACGTCGGTAGCCGCGGTGAACTCGCCCTCCGACAGGCGCGTCTCGTCGGCGATGTTGTTGATGCCGAGGAAGTTCTTCAAGGCAGCGTCCTCTCGGCCTGCGCGAGGCCGAACTGGGTTCGGAACTTCGCGCTTCGGGTTCGGGTCGGCCAGCGCGTGAGGGGCGTGCCGAACGCCGTGCTCGACCAGCCCGTCGCGGCGCACAGGTACACGTTCGACAGGGCGGGCAGGCCGAACCTCGTCGCGACCGGCAGGCTGGCGGCATAGCCCAGGCACACGACCTTGGGTGTGCCGAACGCCGTCAACGCGAAGCCCTGAGCGTTCGCATGCACCTGGGCGTTCGGCGCACCGAAAGCCGTCGCAGGAGCGAGCGCCGTGGCCGCGAGGCTGAGCTTGTTGGTCGGCAGGCCGAAGGTGGTGCTCGAGAACCCTGTCGCCGCACCGCGGAGGACTGAGGTCGCGACCGCGGTGCCGAACGCCGTGCTCGGGTCGAGCGAGCTGGCGTAGCCAATGGGGGCCGGCGCACCGCCACGGATCGAGAACGGCGTACCGATCCCGAGCGTCGAGGCGATGCCGGTCGCGCCGCACGTGCGGTTGGCGGAATAGACCGGCAGGCCGAACAGCGTGGTGTTGAGCAGGCCGGTTGCGGCATAGCTGACGCCTGACCTCGGCAGTCCGAACGCCGTCGCAGCCGCGGCGCCCGTCGCGTAGAGCCCCCGGATATGAGTCGCGGCACCGAACGCCGTGCTGATGGTGTACGGACGCTGTACGCCCTGCATCTCCGGCAGGCCGAACGCGACCGTCGAAGCGAGGCCGGTCGCGTTGCTCGGCTGCACGAGGTTCGTCGCCGTGAGTCCGCCGCTCGACGAGGTGATGCTCGAAGACGCGAGGGTGATCGACGGCGCCGTACCGCGCGCATAGCTCGGTGTCGAGACGACGATCGTGCCCGAACCGGCGGCGATGGTGAACGTCGAAGTGCTGCGCGTGTAGAGCCCGCCCCAGAGCCCGTTGTCCGCCGTCGTGGTGTAGTCGGACAGGATCACGGCGGCGTTCGCGACGCTCGCCGCCGTGTAGCTCGCCGCCATCAACAACTGCGAACCGGCCGCTTGACCGCCGTGTGTCTCGAACGCAGCCGTGCCGCCGGAAGCCGCGTACGAAGCCTTGACACCGAGGCCAGCGCCGGTCGTCCCGGCGGCCGGGAAGAAGTAGTGGTTCTGGGTCGCTGACTGCCCGGTCGCCATGTAGACGCCGTCAGCCGTTGCCGAAAGGCGCGTCGCTCCGAACAGTGAGGTGGCGTCCTGAATCGAGCGCAGCCAAAGGGTAGCCCCGCTGGAGTCGAGCTTCAGGACGGTGGGGTAGGAGCTGCTTCCGGCTTGCGGGTAGCCGATGTAGATGTTGTCGGAGGGATCAACACCGATTGCACCGCCGGACGAGACGTCGCCGTTGGCCCAGATGACCTTGCGCGTCCAGACGACCGAGCCGTCAGCAGCGCTGACTCGCTGGATGTACGTGCGGTCGTTGAGGTACGTGCCGTCGGCGCCGTAGAAGGTTGCGATCACGTCGCCGCCCGAGAGCAGACCCAACTCGGTGTTGAAGTCGCCAGTTCGTGCGCCGGTCGAGGGGTAGAGATTGACCGTCCAGGCCAAACTGCCGTCGCTGCCGTTGAGCTTCACCAACGCGAGTTGAGTGTCGCTGCTCACCATGCCGGTGAGATACACCGACTCGTCTTCCGCCAGGACGAGGCCAGTCACGCCGGCCGTCGTCGAGACGGAGTCCTCGATCGAAGGGCGGTGGGCGATCGAGACGGGGACGGTCTTTTCCCAGACCAGCGTACCGTCGGCCAAGTACAGCACCACCGACGCCTTGTAGACCGACCCCGCGGTCTCGAAGTAGCGCAGCACGACAGCGAGGTGGTCGCTGCTGCTGTAGATCGTCGGCGTGACACCGTTGGCGGTCGTGGCCGCAGAGATCGTGATCTCTTTGGTCCAGACCAGCGCCCCCAGGTTGTCGATCCGCGCAATGTGCGCGGTGCCGGTGTTGTTGCTGCCCTCAGCGAAGTACGTCCCGCCGCTCGGCCCAGGGGCGACCGAGGGGCGGCCGATCGAACCGGAAGTCCGGTTGATCTTGACGATGCTGGAGGTCATCGACTCGGTCTGACTTAGACGTCAGATCACAGGGCGAAGATCTTGTTCGCGCCGCTGTCCCAGACGATCGTGATGTCGCCACCGTTGGTCGCCAGCGGGAAGCCGGTGATGGTGTCGATGTACGCCAGCAGCGGGCTGGTGCCCGACAGACCGGTGTCCTTGTAGATCACGACGGCCTTCGCCGTCGAGCCCGCCGTCACCGCCGTGTAGGTGATGTCCGCAGCGTCGAAGACGCCGAGGGTGACGGTCTTGGTGCCGAGCGTCCCGGGCGTGTTCAGCACGCTGGCCGAGATGTCCGAGTGGAACTCGTGCGTCGAGAAGTTCGGCGTGTACGCCGAACTCACGATCGCGCCCTTGATCGTGTCGCTCGACAAGTTGATCGCCGCGGTCAGCAGCTTCTCCTTGCCCTTGCCGTAGAGTGCGTTGGCCATTTGAGGCTCCTTCCGTGGTGAGATCTAACTTCGACGTTCGATTGTAGGGTGCGCCACGCCCCCGACCAAGGCAATCAGGGGCGCAGCGCTGCGGAGGGTTGGGAAACGCGGAATGACTCGCGTACTGCGGCGACACCCCCCGCTGGTCAATGCCGCGCGTCTTCGATGTCCAGGATGCTGTTCACTTGTTCGCTGAGGCGGACGTAGCCGCTGCGGCAGATGGCGAGGGCGTCGGCGACGTCCCGATCGGTGGCAGCGGCTGCGGGCGAACTCGCAGGTTGGCCGGCAGCGACGGGCACGTACAAGGGGGGACCGATGTCGTTGAGCAGGCTGACAGCGCCAGCGCTGAGGCAAGGCTTGCCAGATGTCCGAGAGTAGAGCTTGACACGGGCGTCTCCGAGGTTCTGGGCCAGCTCGCTGACCCGGTTGGCGTACGCGAGGGAGGTCCTGTCCTGCTGGGCCTCCATCGCCTTCAGGACTCGAGCCCTGTCCTGCTGGAGCTTCAGTTCCCTCTTCGCGTAGACGCTGTCGCGATACTCCGATCCGCCGGCAAAGCCGAGCGCCGCAGCGAAGACCAGAGCGATCAAGAAAAGAGGGAACATCAGGTGGCCTTCGCCGTGGCCTTCTGCACCACGTTGCCGGCGATGTAGGCGCCGACCGTCGCGATCATCACGGCGCTGTACACGCCATCCGCGATGAAGGTGTTGGCCACGAGGTAGTGGTTGCTGGCGAGCGTCGCCATGCTCAGCAGGAACTTCCGGCTGAGCAGCGCGCTGTACCACTTGGCGTCCGAGTTCATGACCAACCTCCCCGTGTAGTAGTCGACGGTGGCGACGGTGTCCCCGAAGCTGGGGCGCACCGTCGCCTCCCTTTAGGCGCCGAGCGCCGTGAAGATCGCCTGGACCTTCGAGGCGAGGTAGCCAGCCGCGTCAGCCGGGATGCCGTTCTGCGTCACGGTGTCGCTCCAGTTGCCGCCGTTGGAAGCGTCGGCCACGTAACTGATGACGAGGTTGCCGGTGGCCGAGCCGGAGAACGGCGGCTTGCTGCCGGGCGAGAGCAGCTCGGTGAGCGTCCAGTCCAGAGCCTCGCCGCGCAGCGCGTGCAAGGAGCGCTCGGCCATGTGGAAAGCAGACTTCGACACGTTGGTGCGGGCGACGGTGGTGCGCACGCCATCCAGAGTGATGTCGAGGGTCAGGTTGACGGTAGTGGTCATGGTGGTTCCTGGTTGACGACTGGTTGAAGAGACTCGGTGTAGGTCGTCACTGCACCGTGCCAAGGCCCTGCTCGCACAGACGGCGTTCTTCCGCCCTGCGCTTCACGAGACCGGGCAGCGGCTTGCCCCCGGCATGAATCCATCGGCTCAGCTCCGCGCATCCGCCGGCGATGTCGCCAGCGTTGAACTTCGCGGCCATCGTGCTCGTGCAGAACTTCTGAACGCCGACGTTGAAGGTGAAGCTCAGCGCTGCAGCCTGGACGTTGATCGGCAGCTCACGCACGAGGCACTTGTTCATGCCGGCGTAGTGTTCTTCGAAGTCCGCCTTCAACTTCGCCATGCATTGTTCGTGCGTGTACGTCGCGCCCATCACGGCCGTCTTCGTGTGGCCGACGCAGTCGGTCACGATGCCGATGGGATCGCGGTACGTGAAGAGCTTCTCGCCCTCGAAATACACGACCACGGGCGTCGCGGCGCCGATCACAGCGGCGGCGACTCCAGCGACGACGCGGCGGTTGTCCATTACGGCCCCGGCGTGATGTTGTGGTTCTGGCCGAGCGCTTCCTTCACGGCCCAGATCAGGGAGCCCACCGCCAGTGCAATCGAGCCAGCCCAGACGGTGACCTTGGTGAGGACGCGCCCGGCAGTTTTGGCGTCGGCCATCACGCGGGTCATCTCGGTGTTCTCCGCCATGTCCTTCTTCACGCCGCCGACATCGCCTTTCACCGCGGCGACGTCGACCTTCACGTCAGCGACGTCCGACTTCACGTCGGCGATGTCGGACTTCACGTCGGCAATCGATGTTTCCATCAGCCCCATACGGTCGCTGACGGCGCTCCATTGCTTCATGCTCTCCGTTCGATGTTCGAGCAGGACGCCGAGAATGGCATCGAGATTGGCATGGACGGGGTTCGAGTTCGACATAGCAAATCCTCAATGCTTCTTGACTTTGAAGTACAGGGTCTGGTCTTTCGTGCGCCCGCCAGCGGTCACGATGCGCACGGTGACCGAGGCCGGCGTACCGATCGTCCCTCCACTCACCCACACCTGGACGACGCCAAGCGACTCGGCACTGCTGTCGACGGTGATTCCGCCAGTCACGTCGACGATGGTGTGGCTGGTGATGGTGTCGCCAGTGGGGAGGAGCCACTTCGTAAAGTCGGCGTAGTAGTCCAGCACGTCGTCGGGGTCACGGACCGTGGTGGGCTTGCCGGCGACGAGCTTGAATTCCTGAGTCATGGCAATCCTTAAACGGTGGCGTTCCGACTTTCATTGTCTACGATCCACGTTCGATCTTCGATAGCAACCACGAATTCCCGGCTCTCGGCTTCAACTGAATAGACCCGGCTGGTCGGTGTTTCGAAGAGCAGTCCAGCCGGCACGACGGCCCTATCGACTTCGACGGCCATGCCTGCCAGCATCTTCTGGACCGCCGCCAACGCAAACGCCGTGTTCGCTTCGTTGGCGGCCCCCACGACGCGCGAGATCGTCATCCCGAGGGGTAAGGCTGCGTCGCCTTCGTCCGCACGTCCGGTCGCACCGTACATCGTCGGCGCAGGGGCAAACGCGGCGTCCGTCTCATTCGCCCTGCCGACAAGCAGTCTTTGGACTGCCGCCAGGGCAAACGCGCTGTCACTCTCACTGGCGGTGCCGACCGTCCGTGCTTGTTGCGGGGGGAGCGCAAAGGCCGCGTTCGTTTCGGTCGAAAGGCCGACGGCCCTCAGTTGCGTGCCGCTGACGGCGAAGGCCGTGTCTGTCTCGGCTGCGAGCCCTGCAGTACCGTTGGCGCCGCCCACCAGCGCCAGCGAGACGTCCGTCTCTGCGGACAGCCCGGCGGCGCGGATCTGCCGCGCAACAAGAGCCAGGGCGCTGTCAGTCTCCTGCGCCATGCCCACGTTGCCGGCCACATTGGATGCCAGCGCGAAAGCGGCGTCCGTCTCGGCGGACAAGCCGGTGGAGCTGATTTGGCTCGCTGCCAGCGCCAGTGCCGAGTCTGTCTCGACCGTTAGACCGACAACTCGCGCGACCACTGCCGGCAGCGCAGACGCGACGTCGGTTTCAGTAGACAGTCCCGCAATGCGGATCTGCACGCGGGTTAGAGCGAACGCGTTGTCGGTCTCAAGAGTCAGCCCGGCGGGCAGCAACTGCAGTCGGGTGAGCGCAAAGGCCGTGTCCGTTTCGATCGCAAGGCCGACCGCTGTGCTGCCAATGGTGAAGCTGACGGTGGCGCTGCCGTAGCTGCTGCCGTTCTTGTAGCCGGTGTAGTCGAAGCTGTAATTGCCGTCCGGGCCGCTGGCGGTGAAGCTGCTGTCCTCGTAGGCGAAGAAGGTGGTCAGCCCGCTTGGAAAGCTGGTGATGTAGCCGTAGAACTCGTCTGAGGCTTCGCCGGGCAGCGTGATGTCGTTGTAGAGGTAGCCCGCGCCGTGCGTGCCGGTGCTTGGCACCGCCGAGCCGAGCACGCCCAGCCCGCGGTTGCCCACAACGCAGGCGCCGATGATGAGGCTGGCAGTGTCGACGCGGCAGGTCAGGGCCATGGCATCACGCCGCGGTGAGGGTTTCCAAGCCCTCGGCGCCGGTGCTGGTCTGCCGCCATACCACGCGGTACGCGGTGGCGGCCGTCAGCGCGGCGTCGGTGAAGGTCACCACCGCCGTGCTGGCGTGGCTGGTAAGGCCGGTTTTCTTGACCACCAGGGCGCCGGTGCTGGTGTTGTGCACGTAGGCCTCGAAGGGCTGGTTGGTCAGCAGCGTGCCGGTGTTGTTTTTCAGCGGGTTGCTGGTCAGCCCTGGAATGCTGCTGGTCGTGAAGCTCGAACTGCTGATGCGATTGCTGTCGTTGCCCGCCGAATCGCTGTGCACCAGGTGGCCGTAGTAGGTGGTGCTGGCCGTCAGGCCGGTGGCGCTAATCGTCTTGGCGCCGGTGCTGCTGACGGTGGTCGAGCCGCCCCAGGGTGCGGCGGCGCCTGCGTGGTCTTGCCCGGCCTTGATCTGCGCAACGCTGGGTTGCGTGGCGCTGGTGGTAACCACGCCGTACAGCGTGCCGTTGCCCTCGTCCGTGGTGGCGCCGATGGTGGCGGTGGTGGGGCCGGTGGCGCTGCCGGTGGCGCTGGTGAGAACCGGTGGGGTGGTGTCGCCAGCGCTGGCCGGGCTGAGGGCGACGGCGCCCTGCTGCACTTCCATCGTGCCGCCGGTGAACGTCCACGACATGGCAGAGCCGGAGCCCACGATGCGGCTGCCAGTCGTCGACCAGATGCCCGTATTCACCATCGTCGAGCCGATCTGCGTCTGCCCCGATTCGGTGGGGGTGAACGTGGTGGACCCGCTGGCGGCGTAAATCAGATCGATGCCCGCGCCGTTGGCCGGGATCGTGATGGACAGCGAGCGCGGGCTGGTGGCGAAGCCGTTGGTGAACGACGCGGTGGTGGACACCGGCGTGCTCTGGTCCACGCCGGTGAATGACGCCGCCACCGCGTTGGCATAGGTGCCACCGGCATTGAACGTGATGACGATGTTGGCCGTGCCGCTGGCAGGCGCGACCAGCACATAGGCATAGGTGTTTGCCGACGCGGCGGCCAGCACCGGCGACCCCATGCTGGTGCCGTTGTACGTGACGGAGCCGGACGACATGAGGTCGCCGCCGATGGTGTGCACGATGACCACCAGCGCGCGGTTGCTGCCGCTGCCGACCGTGTGCGAGATGGTCAGCGATGATGCGCCTGCGGCCTGGCCGGTGGAGGTGCTGTCGAGTGCGATTGCCATGCCGTGCCTCAGGTCGCAATGTGTGCGCGGTCGAACATGCGCTCGAAGGCGTCATACGCCAGTTGCACTTGGCCGCGGCCGGTGCAGTGGATGTCGTCGCCCTGGTAGTAGTCCATGCGCACCTCTTTGATGTGCGCGGGGTCTGCCGCTGCGATGGCGGCCTTGGCCGCATCAACGCCAGCGCCGTATGTGGATGAACCCACCTTCATTTGCGCGAGGATCAGGCGGCTGTCGGTGGTCATCACCGATTCGCTGTAAAGCGCATCGACGATTTCCTGCAGTGCCACCTGGTAGGCCGACTGCGTGTCGCTGGCGTTGCTCTCGCCTTGCACCCAGAGCCAGTGGCGCTGGGCGATGGTCACGGCGTTGGACGTGAACCAGCCCGGGATGGTGGTGCCGGCCGCCAGGAAGGCATCGGACCCGGGCCACTCCGAGGGGTCGAACGACGAGATGGGCGCCCCGCTGATGCCGAGCTTGTACAGGTACAGGTTGCCGGCCGTCGTCTCGCGCTGCCAGCGCACGGCCAGGCCGAATTCGGGGCCGAACACGGTGGTGCTGCCCGATCCGTTGTTGCTCGATGGCTGCAGCGCTGCGAAGGTGCTGCCGGTCCAGATGTAGACCCGGCTGAAGGTGCCGGCGTCGAACGTGGCCAGGCCAGCATCGGCAGAGAGCGGGGACGCCGCGATGTCCGTGCGCAGCGCTGCGCCTGCAGCGTTGCTCTGGCCCCAGAGAACGATGTACGAGTGCCCAGGGTCCGGCGGGTAGCGCCCCGCGTAGAGCGTGGCGCCGCTCGCGGCGCTGTAGCTGTCGGCGACCGCGGTGGCCATGTCGAAATGCTTTCGATCAGCTCGCGCGGAAGAACACGCCGGTGGTCATCTGGATGTCGGCGCCGCTCGGCGTCTGCGCGAAGTCGAACATCGTCAGCGGGATGATGTTCGCGTCCGTGCCGCCGGTGGTGTCGGGGTCGTAGCAGACGGCAATCTTCGAGATCGCGTTGCCCGAGGCCGCCGTCCACGTGACGGTCGGCAGGCTCACTTCGTAGCGGTCGTTCGTGTCGTCCGGCGCCGGCAGCGCTGCGAGGTCGGCGTCCGTGAGCGTCTTGCGCCCCATGGTCGTCTGCTCATTCGTCGTGCCGGCCAGCAGCGCGGTCAGGGTGTCGACGTCGATCAACGTGGCATCGGCTTCCAGGCCGGATGTTTCGATGGGCACCAGGATGATCGCGGCGTTCGTCGGGTCGTTGTTCTCGACCCGGTTGTACAGCTCGACGACGCGACCCTTGGCGATGTTGAAGACGATGTTGGCCATGATGCTCCCTTCGATCGGCGTGCGATCTTCGATGTCAGATGCCGCCGTAGCGGACGAAACGGGTCTTGTGGCGCTTGCGCGCCTCTTCTTCCTTGACCTTGGCGCAGTAGGCGATGTGCTTCGCCTCGAACTCGTTGGCCTTCGACTTGTCGAAGGTCTCGGTGTCCTGCTTCAGGTAGCCCAGGTGGCGCATCCAGTGCAGCAGGTGCCGGTGGTGTTCGACGTCGACCTCGAACTCCTGGTCGCCGACGTCCGTGATCTCGACCAGCGGCAGGCGGAAGACCGTCATGTCGACGCCGACCGTCTCGCTCGGGTAGGGCCACATGCGGACCTTGTGCCGCTCGATGCCGATGACCATCGCCCGCAGCAGGCCGAGCGTGCCGTCGAAGTACCAGCGCCGCTCGCGCATGTCCTCGAAGTTCAGCACCTCCAGCGGGCGCCCGGTGTCGCTGCGCGCGGCCGTGCGGATCTGGAGGACCGACGGGTGCAGCGCGTACCAGTCGTCCGTGGGCGTGACCTCGATCCGCGTGACTGCGGCCGTGGTGCCGTCGGGGATGCCGCCCGTGTCGCGGACGAGCATCTTCTGCGCGTCGTTCGCGTAGCTGAAGATGTCCTCATCCGCCCACAGGTACGGCTCGGAGATGTCTTCCATCTCCGAGCGGTAGAGCGTGAGCAGCTCGGACGAGTTCACTTCAGTCCTTGCCGGCGCTGAACTCGACCCAGGCGGCGTCGCGTTCCTTGGCGTTCACCGTCCAGCCGAGCTTCTCGGACAGCACCTTGTTGTGCGGCATGCCGCCAGCGGTGAACTCTTCGCGCACATTGCGCGCGACGATGTCGTCGAACGCCTTGAACAGGGCCGCCTTGCGCTCGGCGAGCGCGTCGGGCGAGTCGGCCTTCTTCGGCACGTCTTCTTCGGTCAGTTCGTTCTCGGGCACACCGCCAGCGGCGAGGACCTCGACGAACATGGCCGGCGGCACAAGCTGGAGCTTGCCCTTCTCGAATTCGATCGACAGGCCGCACGTCGAGGCGATGGTGCGGTTGCGCGGGAGCATGAACCTCTGGGCTTTGGTCATCTTGGTTCCTTGGGTGGATGTAGCGACGGGGCCGAAGCCCCGTCGCTCAGGTCAGGTCTCAGGAGACCTGGATCTCGGAGGTCCGGTTGTCGACCGTGTACATCAGGCGCACCCGGGCGCGACCGGCGGTCGCGTTGGCCACCGTGTAGGCGATGGTCGCCCGCAGGTTGGCCCCGGCGTTGCTGACCAGGGCAGAGGTCAGCAGCAGCGCGGTGCGCGTGTTGGCCGCCGCCATCAGGCTGGTGGAGCCCAGGACGCTGGTCAGCGAGCCGGCGATGCCGAGGGTGATCGTGGCCGCGGTCGAACCGGCGTAGGCCGTCTCGATGATCAGCTCACCGCCGCAGATCACGGCGCCCGGAGGCAACGGGATGCAGTCGAAGGTGATGGTGTTGGCCACCGGGCCGGTCAGGCCGGTCTCGTTGGGGTCGGTCGACAGAGCGACGGTCGAGCCGAGGGTCTTCTTCGTCAGGTCGACCGAGTCGATGACCCAGTCGTTCCAGTTGAAGTTGAACTCGGCAACCAGCGGGAACTGCGCAGTGCGCGAAGCGAGCTTCTTCATGGTGTGATCTCCTGTAGTCGGTTCGGGTTACTGCGCGACGTAGCAGGACAGCACGCCGAAGTCTTCGACGGTGTTGGACTCGTAGATCGTGCCGAACTTGGGCTTCAGGAAGCCCAGGATCTTGCCGACCGCGATGCCCTGGCTGTTGTCGTAGTCGAAGCCCTTCTCGTTCCACTCCGGGGCGCCGATGTCGGCCATGCCCAGCGCCTGGGCGCCGCAGAACAGGATCTGCGAGCCGTTCAGGTTCAGGCCGGAGCCGTACATGTTCGTGCCCGAGGTGCCCTTGGACACGTTGGGCACGTGGCGGAACTCGTGCAGGTAGATGCCGTCGATCTTGACGCTCGAGCCCGTGAACAGCGCGTCGTTCTTGCCGGTCTGCTGCGAGTGGCGCAGGTTCAGGTTGTAGTCGTTGTCCGCCTTCAGACGGGCCATCGCCTGCGGGGTCAGGAAGGCGTGGTACGTCTCTTCGCCGCCCTCACCCGACACGCCGCGGATGTAGCGGTCCTTGGCGTACGCCTTGAGCTGGACGAAGGTCTGCCACGCCGGGAAGTCGCTGCCGGCGACAGCGCCAGTGTTGACGATGGCGCTCGACGTGTTGGAGCCCGTGGTCGAGTCCTTCAGCGTCTTGTTGACGTTGTCCCAGCGCAGCATGCGCTTGGTCGACGGGGCGGTGACGTCGGACGCGAACTCCAGGTTCGGCAGGTCCGAGCCCACGCGGGTCGAGCCGTCGGGGCGGATGCTGAAGGCGCGACCGGCCAGGGCGCTGAAGGCCATCTGGTCGATGCGGTCAGCCAGCCAGTAGGCCAGGACGTCGCGCGAATTGCCGCGGAACTCGACCACCGACTTCTGGTCGGCCATCTTGCCCTCGTGGCGGTTGGCGTGGCGGAGCTGGTCGATGCGGATGACCTGATCGAAGGTCTGCATCGCCTCTTCGTTGCCTTCCAGGGTGCGGTCACCCGCGACACCGTCGCCGGTCAGGTCGGCCAGCAGCGTGATGACAGCGCGGGCGCCCTTCTCGGACTTCTTGAGTTCGGTGATGTGCTGGATCAGCGAGTTCGGGCCCTTGCCCAGGAACTTGTTGACGAAGCTCATGTTGCGGGCCTGCTTCCACAGGTCCATGGACCAGACGGTCTTCTGCTCGGCGGTGAGCAGGCTGAAATTGGTCAGTGCCATTGAAGGCTCCCCATTGCGTAGATCGAAGAAGGACTGCTGCTCTTCGCCGATGTGTCGCTTCGGCTACGCGGGGTGGAGACGCTGTCGAGGTCTGCCTACTCGTGGATCGAAGTGTAGTCGAAAAAAGAGCTTCGACAAGTTGCCTCGTCGAAGCTCGCGAAAACGCGGAGAGCGTTTACGGCGCCGGGGGCGCGTCCGGGTTCAGGTCGTCGGCGACCTGGAGTGACGCCTGGAGGCGCGCCAGGGCGGCGTCCATCTCGGGCGTGCTGTTGCCGGCCGCAGCGATCGCGGCGGTCAGCGCAGCGGTGGCGGCGGTGACTTCGGCGATGATTTTGTCGGTCTGCTCGGCGGCAGCGGCGATCTGGGCGGTGACTTCGTTCTTGGTGGCCATAGCGATTCCCTTCAGTTCAGCGAGCGCCACCATGACCGGGTCGGTCGGTGAACAAGCGCTGTGGTGGTAGACGTCGAGTCGGAACATGGTGATGCCCTTTGTGGAGGCTCGATGATTGTAGGTCCGGCTCTAAGTCAGATGTAAGACAACGAGTTACGGCGCTTCCTTGACGACGAGGTAGCGCGTACTCGTGAGGTAGATGCTCGCGTCGGTCATTGCCGTCGGGTAGTCGAGGTTGACGGTCTTGGCGAGCTTGTCGGGCTCCCCGGCGGGGTAGCCCTTGTCCCACACCTCGACGATCACCTTGTAGGCGGACGTGTCGGCGTTTTCGATGCGGACGAGTTTGGTCATGGGGTCGTTCTCCTTCAGAACGTGGTGGGTCGGGCGATGCCGCGGACGATGGCCATGAAGCCAGTCTGCAAGTCCGTAGCGCCGATGCTGACCCAGCGCTGGTCGAGCGGCGGCGTCAGTTGCACCACGTCGGTTTTGCGGCTGACGTCGGCGTGCGTCCGTAGCTTGGCGACGAAGGCGCCGCACTGCTCGGCCAGGGCCTTGGCTTCGTTCATCAGCGCGGCCTCGGCCTCGGTGAGCTGACGATAGCCCGTGATCTTGGGCTGGATGAAAGTGTCCATGGATCGTTCCTTGGTTGGTTTACAGGCCGAACGCGGCGATGCGTTCTTCGAGCACGGCGAGGTATCCGTCCATGAATCGCGCTTGGTTGCGAAGCCGAGAGCGCTCGGCCTCCGGCAGACTGGCGAACACCGGCGTCTGAAAGAACGCCAGCAGCTTGCTCAGCTTGTCGTCGAGGTCGGTCTTCTCCGCGATAACTCGTTCCTGGTGGGGCGCCATCTTGAAACTCCTGATGTTGAGCCGCCGCTCGCACTCGTCGTCGAGCGGTTCGTTGCCGTCGATCCCGACTGGGCTCAACGGGGTGAACACGTCGTGGATCACAGCATGTCCCCGCGCATGCGGGCGAGGGTCTCTTCCGGCAGCGCCGAGAAGTCTTTGTACGACATCTTCAGCACGTCCTTCGCGCTGATCGTGCCGCCGGCCTTGTCGCTGTCCATGCCGACGTCCTTCGTGCTCGGGGGCGTCTTCTTCGCGCCGTCCAACGCCTTCTCGACGGCGGCCTTCTTGCGGTCGGCGGCCACGTCCTTCGTGGTGACCTGGGGCTTGACCTCCGTCGCGGCTTCCTGCTTCGTGGTCTCGGTGCCGACCAGCTTCTTCACGGCCTTCTGCAAGGCGTCGGTCGGAGTCATGCCCCGGCGCTGGTACGTGACCTTCAGATCGGCCACGTCGGTCATCAGCTCTTCGTCGTAGTCGTCGTGGTCAGGGTTGAGCTTCGGGAACGCCGCCTCGATGCGCTCCAGGGCGACGCCGTAGCGGGTGTTCTCCACTGCCAGGGACACCGCGGCCTGGGTCTTCATGTCGGCCTTGGCGTCCGTCATGTCGCGCTCGATCTTGCGGATCTTGCTCATCACCGCGACGGCCTTCTCAGTCTCGCCGTCGGTCAGCAGCTTGGCGTATTCGCCTTCGAGCTTCAGGATTTCGGTCTCGGCGGCGGTGATGTCCGCGTTCAGGTCCGCGACCTTGCCGCCCTGCTGGAACTGCTTGAGCTGGGCTTCGAGCGTAGCGCGCGTGGCGCGCTCTTTCTCGAGGATTTCCTTGTGGCGAGACAGCGGGATGCGGCCGTCCTTCTTCTTCGGCTTGTCCTCGGCCTCGGTCTCTTCCTCGACGTCGTCCGCCTCTTCGGTCTTCTCGACCTTCTCGGCCTTCTCGGCCTTCTCGGCCTTCTCGGCCTTCTCGGCCTTCGGCTCGTCCTTGACCTCGTCGTCGGCGTCGCCAGTGGCGTCCGGCCCGGTGGGCGTCCAATCGTCGCCGCGGTCGGCGCCGCCGTCTCCGCCGTCGCCCGCCGGACCGTAGAAAAGTTGCAGTCGTTCTTGGATCTTCATGGCGTCCTCAGTCCTTGCTTGGTGGGTTGGGGTTTCTGCGCCGCGGCTGCGGCCTGGGCTTGTGCGGCCGCACGCTGGTCAGCGCGCTTGATGGCCATGTCTTGCGCCTTCAGGCGCAGTTCGTTGTTCTGCTGCTCGCGCTTCATGCCGTGTTCCATGAAGTCCATCTGCTGCTCGTGGGCGAACTTGCGCTCTTCCAGGCCGGCTTCGTGATCGGCCTTCGCGCGCTCCAGCTCGGGGTCGCTGCCCTCCCCTGCATTCGGGTCTTCGATCGGCGTGTTGGCCAGCACCTGAGTCTCGACCACCGTCTTGTCGGCCTTGGCCTTCTTGAGCCCGGCGTCGGCCTGCTTCGTGGCGCCTTCGGCTTCGGTCTTGGCGACCTCCGCCTCCTGAGCGCGCTGCTGGAGCGCGGCAGCGGCCTGGGCTTCGGGCGAGTCCTTGTCGCCTTCCATCTGCTTGATGATCTCGGTCTTGTTCAGCAGGCGGCTGGAGTTCACGATCACGCTGTCGGGGATCGCGACGCCCATCTCCTTCATGGCGACGGCCTGATCGAACTGGCTGTCTTCCATCGTCTCGCGGTGCGGGACCGACGTGGTCACGATGCCGTACTCACCGAGCGTGAGGTCGTTGATGATCTCGCCTTCAGGGCCGGGCTGATTGATGCCGAAGGTCTCGGTCTCACCCGTGGCGCTGTTGTGCGTGATCGTCATCAGCCGCGCCTCGGTGTAGTTCTCCTGCACGAGGTCGATGATGTTGCGCGCCAGGATGAAATCCGTGCGCACGAGGCTGTCCAGCGGCTTGGCGAGGCCCGTGGCGCCGCTCTGCTTGTTCTTGTCGATCGCCTTGGCGGCCACGTCCTCGCGCACGAAGCCGGTCTGCGCGTCGTTGACGCCGCTGATCGTCTTGATGTGCTCTTCGGCCTTGTAGCTGATGCGGTCCAGGCCGGACGGCACCTGATTCGGCGTGATCTTCTCGATCGAGTCGCTCAGCGCGCCGTCGCCGGTGACCTCGATCACGAGGCCGGTCTTGGCGCCCTGCTGCTCCAGGTCTTCGGGCGTCATGTTGGCCAGCCGGCCCTGCTTGACGATGTACCCGGAGTTCGCGGTCGTGTTGACGACGTGCAGCTCCTGGCTCGTGACCTTGTTCAGCAGCTCCTGGGAGCCGATGAGGTTCTCGACGAGACCGATGGTGTTCCCGCGCCGGAAGTACGGGAAGTACGGCACCACCGTGAAGTGCTTGTACGGGCTCCAGTCGTCGTGCAGGCGGACGTTGTCGCAGATCGCCGTCCAGCGGATGCGGCGCACCAGCTTCGTGGTGACCTGGAAGCCGTACTTGTCGACGAAGAACGCGATCTTGTTGCGGTCGAACTCCAGCGGGATGGCGCGCATGTCGCCGGTCTCGGGCGCGACGAAGTGCTTCTGCTTGTCCAGCATCCGGTGCTGACGCTCGATCAGGCGCAGGTTGCGCAGCACGGGCGAGAGGTCGTGGCTCCCGGTGTAGAGCGGGTTCAGGCGGTCGCCGAAACGGTCGCGGTGGGCCTCGATCGAGTCGTAGCCGTACGGGAAGAAGCTCTGCTCACGGTTGCGCAGCAGATCGGCGTCCTCCTGGGTGTAGAGGACCGCGATGTCGTCGGCCGTGACCCACTTGGTCGTGAAGACCTCGCTCCACTCGTCTGGGTCGTAGCTGTCTGCATCCGGGTCGACGACGACGTTCTTGGGGTTGAGGTTGTCGATGAAGACCTCGCCCTCCATCGAGTCGTTGTAGCGCAGGCGGACGTCGAGGTAGCCGCGGCTCCCAATGATCCCGTCGGCGAACATGTCGCTGCGCTTCCAGTCGAGCTGGTTGTTGTCGCTGATCTGCTTGTAGACCTTGGTCAGCGCCTCCGCGGTGGCTGCTGGCGCCCCGGAGCGGGGGCGGAAGCTCGTCTCGCTGCGGTTGTAGATCTGCTCGCCCATCACGTTGCCGACGGTGCTGATGATCTTGTTGATCGTCAGGGCCGGACGGCGTGAAAGTTCGAGCGCGGCCTTGTCGGCGCGGTCCCACTGGTCGCCAGCGAAGAAGCGCTCGCACTGGTCGGCCTTCTCGACGTACTTCGAGTGCCCGTTGTCGCGCGCCCAGGCGTAGCGGTACCAGACTTTGGTGCAGAGTGCGGTGTCAACAGGCATATCTCGGCCTCACTTCAGGAACTTCAGCTTGTAGATCGCACGGTCGACAACGGCCAAGATGTTGTCGATGAGGTTGGCAAGCTCGGTGCAGTCGACGTCGTTGCTCTCGGCGCCGGCAGCGTCCTTGTCGTCGTAGCTCTTGCACGCCTCTTCGCGGTTGCTCGCGATCCAGGTGCGGAGGTCGGACAGTTGAGTGACGGGGTCGCCGGTGGCGACGCGGATCGTGGGGAAGTCGGATGCGGCCTGCTTGCCGTACACCCCCTGCCAGCACTCGAAGAACTCGTCTGCTCCGGCGGCCACGGCGTCGTAGAAGTCGCCGAGCGCGACGTGTTGGGCGTACGAGCCCGTCGTCAGGTGGGCGAAGTGGGCAGCGGTGCGCGCTGCAAAGCAGCGGGCGACCAGTTCGCAGGCGGCGCCGCTCATTGGTTGCCCGTCCAGTAGAGGATCAGCAGCAGCGAGCAGACACCGATGCCGAACAGCGCCAGGAGCGCGAGTTCGCCGTTCATCGCTGCTTCTCCCTGGCGTAGACCACCTCGAAAATCATCTGACGCATCGCCTGGGCGATGGCAGTGAACTTGATGTCGAAGGGGTTGCGGACGTAGCTCACGACTTCACCCGGGAAAGCGTGTCGCGCAGCAGGACTTCGAGCTGCGGGTCGGTGGGACTGGCGGACCGACCGGCGAAGAAGCCGCGCATCCAGACGACGAAGTCGTGGGCGGTCAGCTCGGGCTGCGGAGGGCGCTTGGGCTGACTGTCGAGCCAGTCGCGGAGCGCGTTGCCCCGATGCTTGTCGTCCAGCTCGGCCTGCCGGCGCTTCTCTTCGGCGTCCCGCGCTTCTGCGGCGCGACGGATCGTCGAGTCCCAGTCGATGTTTGGGCAGTGGCACCACTTGCCGGCGTAGCCGTAGACCTTGCCGGGCTCGGCGATCAGACCGCCGCAGCGTCCGCACGAGCGGTCCGCGGCGCTATGGATGGCGCCCGTACCGACGGCCGCGCCTGCGCCGTCGGTGAACGTCATGGGTGGGCCAATCATGCTGCCATGTGCGAGTTGCCCCGCTGTCCCAGTTTCAGCTTGTCCCGCCATGAAGCCACCTTCTGTGCTTGTTGCTTGCGTGGAGCCTCGCGGCCCACGACCATCTGCGCCATCCAGGCCAGGGCGTCCACTTGGTCGTCGTGAACCCCGGCCGGGAACCGGAGCAGCTCGTTGCGTGCTTCCTCGTACCACTCAGCCTTGTCGCTCCAGCACACCATCCCCTGCTGCATGCGACCCTGGAACACCCGGGCTCGAGCCATCTTGTCGGTGATGGGGCGGAGCACCGTGATCGCCGGGTACATCTTCCGCTCTCGCATCCGCTTCTTCAATAGAGCTTCGATTGCGCGCCAGATCTGTCCGTCTTCAAAGCCCAACGACAGCGTCGGACTGCCCCACCTCGTACATAGATTCAAAATAGATTCTACGATGAAGAGGGAATCCGACGACTTGAATCGCGTGATCTCTGCGACGTGGAGGATGTCGTCGTCGTCCTGCAAACCCACCGTGCCGACGGTGTAGTCGTTCTGCTTCTTCTCACTGATCGCGAAGTCCCAGGCGATGAACACGTTGCAGCGCTTCACGCTCGGTGTCGGTCCGCGCCGGAACTGAGCCTTCGTGAAGTACCCGCCGTCGTCGGGCACGGGGTTCTGCTGGTACAGCGCCGACCACCAGCGGCCGTCCGTGCCGTCGTCCTTGCGGTTCAGCGCGCGGATGCGGCTGAGCTTCTTCAGGTCGTACCGGCTCGGATGCAGCGCCTCGCCCTTCTTGCGCAGCAAGCGGAACGACTCGGCGCGGTCGTCCGGCAGCTCGCGCTCGATGCGGCCGGTGGTCTCGTCGAGGTACTCGTCGGTGTCGGCGATGGCCGGGTACTTCACGACCTCGAACTGGTCGATGTCTTCGTCCAGCTCGCCGTCCGGCCCGCGCTGGCGCATCATCTGCTGCAACCGACCCGACAAGTCGTCGTCGTGCCACCACGTCTGGATGACCAGGACCCCACCGCCGGGCGCAAGGCGCGTGTAGGCGGTCGACAGATACCACTCCCAGACCTTTTCCCGACCGTCGGCGCTGTCCGCCTCTTCGGCGTTCTTCACCGGGTCGTCGATGGCCAGGACGTGAGCGCCCTTGCCCGTGATCGGGCCGCCGATACCCGCGGCGACGTAGCCCCCGCGCTCACCGGCGATGCCCCACTCTTCCGTGGACTGGTTGTTCGGGTCCAGTTTCGTCGGGAACACGCCGGCGTAGGCCGGGTCTTCGATGATCTGCTTCACCTTGCGGCTGAAGCCCATCGCGAGGCTCAAGTTGTAGCTGCACGCGATGAATTCGTGGCTCGGGTGACGTCCGAGGTGCCACGCGGGGAAGTTCTTGCTCGCCAGCTCCGACTTCCCGTGCCGTGGTGGCATCAGGATCATCAGCCGGGGGCTCAGACCGGCGGCCACGTCGTCGCTGAACTTCTCCAGGCGCCGGCAGATGTCGTCGTGGACCCATCCGGCGTCGTACCGCTCGTTCATCCGCTGCACGAAGGGCAGCAGACGGCGCCGGGAGAGCACGCGGCTGACCATCTCGCGCTGCGCACTCAGGCGCGCGGGGGTCAGTTTCGGCAGTGCGGCCGTCGCCTCGGGGCTCTTCAGCGCCTCGGCGACGGCTTGCTCCCGGGTTTGGAGGGTCATGCCGTGATGTCCATCCGCACGACGCCGAAGTCCGCGCTGTGGTCGACGACGACGGTGGGGAACGCCGCGTACCGGAGGGCGTCCACCATGTCGTCGCGGTCAGGGCCGAGGATCGGCACCATGTGCAAGTCGTCGGGGATGAGGCTCTTGCCCGTCTGCCGCGGCCTGTTGATCGTTCCGGCAGTCAGGACGGCGCCGTTCTTGAAGTAGCTGGGGGCGTTGGAGATCTGCCCGGCCATCTGCTTCGTCCAAGCGGCCACCTGCTGAGTGATCATGGCCTGGAGGACCGCTGAGTCGAAGACTGGGCGCTTCGGCTTCAGTCCTTCCTCCAGGCGGGCGGTCACTGCGCGCACGGCGGCGAGATCGGCGTCGCTGTAGCAGCGCTTGCCGGCCTTCTTCCGCTGGGCCTTCTCGATGTCGACGAGCTGGTCGCGCAAGCGCTTGGTCAATCGAGTCATTCTGCGTCCTCTGGTTGTTCGTCGAGGGACATCTCAAGGGCCAGCTCCGCGTCGTCCTCGACCCGCTCCAGGAGTGGCGTATCTGCCTGCATGAGCTTCAGCAGCTCGACGTCCGACATGCCGCTGAGCTGCCTCAGCGTCACCTCGCCCGTGTGGTTGTGCTCGACCACGTGCTTGACCGGCTCGTAGTACCCGCACATGCGCCCGATCTCCCGGGCAGCGCTGACCATGCTGGCCGGCTCGGACATCAGCTTGGCCATCTCGAAGGCTTCGAGGTGCATGTCCATCACCTTCTTGCGCGACATCTGCGCGGCCTGCTCGTACTTCGCCTTCTCTTCCCGGTACATCTTCAAGATGTTGGGCATCTTGACCATGCGGTAGGCGATCGAGTCGCCGGGGTTGTACCCAGCCCGTGCGCTCGCGGTGCGGATGGTCTCGCCCTTGGCCCACTCGCGCACGAAGTGGCGCTGCATCTCGGTCAGCGGCTTGTTCGCGTCGACCATCGCGGCGGCGGCCATGGTCGTCGTCTCGCGGTACTTGTCGCGGACGGTGGCGGTCGGCGGCGGTGCGTACTTCTTGTTTGCGGGCTGGGTGACTTCGAGCGTCGGTGCCGGGCGAGGCTTCTTCGCGAACTTCCCTTTGCGAGGCGTGCCGGGCTTCGGACCGGGCTTCTTGCGCGGCGTGGGCTGGTCTAAGGTCGAAGTTCGAGCCATAGGGCGCGATTAGATCAGAAAATTTTGAAAATTTTTCTGACGGAGAGCGGCGTGCGAGGCTCTTATGACCCTCATCCAGAAGTCGTACCCGACTTCGGATTCGGTTTGCCAACCTCGGGAAAGGAGTCTCTTTCCCACCCCACCCCGAGGTCTTCGACCTCGCGTGGTCTAGGACCACGAGCTGAGCTGCGCCACACGCAGAGGTGCGTGCTCGCCCCGCAGCACGGCGTGCTTCGCTTGCAGCGTGATGCACACCAAGCCATGTCCTGAGTACA